AGTATTATTAATTCTATCTAATAAGGACGCCAATGTCTGTAACTAAAGTATTATTTATAGGCAACTGCCAATCTGCTGCTATAGCAAATATGCTTAATCTCAACAAAGACTTTTTTGACGTATCTCTAATATCTGGTATATGAACACCATGAACAAATAGAAGATGGAGTATACTGGAAATCAGTATAAGTATTATGTATAAATACCTAATTATGAATCATATTCCTAGATGTGGAGGATCTAGTCTAAGAAAAAGTATTTATGAGGCAGCAAAGACAAATATATATTTTGACAAATGGCCGGCATATATTAGTGAATTTACACATGCTGGTATTTGCTTATACGATCAACCTCATCTTATAGAAGCTATACATCCTCATACATTAATATTTATAGATCATAGTCCCGCATTTTTTCTTGAGGATACTTTTAAAATACAAATATCTGATACCTATAGAATATTAACACTAAGAAATCCATTATCTAGAATAGTTAGTCATATTCATTACTTTTATAACAGACACATAGATACATTATCAGAGATAGTACTTAAAAACTATTTAGAAAAATTTGGTCACTTAACAATATGGTATCTCACAGAATATATTAATAAACATAAATCTTTAACAGATAAATATGAAATAGCTAAAAAAGCTATAAAAGATTATCAATTTTATTTTCAAGTTGAAAATCAACAATTATGTGAAGCATTTAATGATTTGAATCCTTTTCAATTACATATACCCAATTATCACATCAATCATTCTCCTATAGATTCTTCATTAACTATAAGCCAAGCAACAAAAAATCTAATATACAAATATATCGCATTAGAAATTAAATTATTAGAAGATTATTATGAAATGGAAATCTAGGCCAGAAATCAAGTTATTAGTGAAAAAGTTCGCTCATTTTATTCCTAATGATTTTGATCCTATAATTTATATTCTACTACATCCGGATTTGATAGCAGCTGGTATAGATGACGAACAAAAAGCAAAAGAACACTATCTATTATTTGGACGAAGAGAGAATCGTCAATACAAAAAAATTAAAGTTATTTCAGAAGTTCAAAAAAATATATACACTCCCGAAATATGGAATAATGGTAAAAATTTGTTATACTTTTCTCCAATGGCACCAGACTACGATTGTAGTAGCGGCGGCAATAGATTACTTCAAATACTGAAAATACTAAAAAATCTCGATTATAATATATGGTTCATGTGTAATGGCTATAACAGTCAACAACATATTGAGGCAGTTAAGAGTCTAGGGATTAAAGTATTTTTACCCGATATAAAAAATAATCAATACTTAGATCAGTATCTAAAAGAAGCCGTGGACTCTGATATAACCTTTCATAATGCTATTTTTAGTTGGTATGATATTGGTCATCAATATATTGATATAGTACAATCATATTATCCTAATATTAAGATTATTGTGGATAGTGTGGATGTTCATTGGGTTAGAGAGCAAAGAGGAAAAGATAGTGGAGAATTAAATATACCTCAAGATTCTCTTGATATGAGAAAAAATATAGAAAAAAATATATACAATAAAGCAAACGTTATTTTTGCTATTACGGAGCAAGATAAAAAACATATACAAAAAGAAATTGGGTATGGCGCTAATATTAAAATACTAAGTAATATTCATGATGAACAAAATATAAAGTTAGGTAACAATATAGTATTTATTGGAAATTATAATCATTCTCCTAATGTAGATGCCGTTAAAGAATCAATCAAAGTTTATAGATTATTTCAAACAAGTATCACATATAAAAAATTAAAACAAAAACCTAAACTGTTAATTATTGGCCCTTTTCTTGATAGTGAGATAATAACATCTATTAAAAACGACCCAAATATTAGATATCTTGGTCAGATTAAAAATATATCTGATATATATCCTGAATCTATACTATTGATTGCTCCTTTGTTTTGGGGAGCTGGCATTAAAGGGAAAATATGTGATGCTGGAATGTCCGGTATTCCAATACTAACTTCCGATATAGGTAATGAAGGTATAAATTTTATTGATCAAAATCATGCACTTATCGCTAACACAACAGAAGCATTTGTATCTAAATTGGAGTATTTCTTTAATCTATCATATAAAAAGAAAATAGAACTAGGACAAGCAGGAAAAAATCATTTAACCAAAATAGTCTCCACACAAGCTGCTCAAAATATTTTAGAGCATACATTACAAACTAAAAAAGTCATTATAAGTATTGTAACTTATAATCAAAATATAAAACTGAAAAAATGTTTAGATACTATCTTAGAAAAAACAAAATATCCAGATTACCATATTATTATTTCTGACAATGGGTCTAATTATAAATGCGAACAACTTATTAAAAACTATAATAGTTCCAAAATAACATATATTAAAAATAAAGAGAATAACTACTTTATTATACCAAATAATAATATTATACAGAATCCTTCCTATATGGATGCTGATATATTATTAGTGAATGATGATATAGAAATTATTGATGGCTATTGGCTAAACTATCTATACTCTAGTGCTTATAGTGCTGATTATATTGCGGCAGCTGGAGGTAAAACCGTCTATCCAAATGGAATGCTTGCTGAAGCTGGGGCTGAGTTGTATGACGACGGTACGGGACGAAATAAGGGTAGGTACCAATCTCCATCTAGTCCTGTATACAATATACCTCATTATACAGGATATTGTTCTGGTTGTTTGTTATATCTAAGAAGGGATGCTATTAATAAAATAGGAATTTTAAGTACAGAATTAGAAAAAATGTATTACGAAGATAGTGAGTGGCAATATAGAGCCCATATATATGGACTAAAAACAATATATGATCATAGATGCGAAGCTATACATGACGAAGGATCATCTAGTGGAACAGATATAACTAAAGGAACAAAAAAATATCAAGCGATTAATCAAAATAAATTTCTCAAAATTATGAAGGATCTAGGTTGCGATACAGTAAGTATATACAATGAATAATTTAGCTATATTAATTACAGTTTTTAATCATACTAATAATCTATATTTTAATTCTAATTGGAATAAATTTATTGATGGAATAAAAAGCCTAGCAGCAGACACATATATATGTGAAATAATTCCAAAAAACCATGATCCCATAGCTCGTTTGGATGGTAGTAATCACTATACTGTCTATACCGATAGTAATGTGTGGCATAAAGAAACAGGAATAAATTATTTACTTAAAAAAATACCAGATAGATATAAATATGTAATGGTGCTAGATAATGATATTGTTTTTCATAAAAATAATTGGTATAAAAATAGTATTAACTTACTAGAATCTCATATTATGATACAGGCATTCGATTTGGTGTCTTATCTTGAACAAAACGGAACGGATATTGAAAAGCAAGATTATAGTATGATTAGATGTGCTACTGGTATGCCATTGATTTACAATGGAAATCCCGGCATGGCGGTAGCTTATCACAGGGATTATTTGGATCATATGAATGGATTATTTGATCAGGCTATTGTTGGCGGAGGAGATCTTTTAAATATTATACCATTTTTTTATAATACTCATGCCATATCACCTAAAATTTTTGATATGTTATGTAGTGATAGTAGAGAAGAATACTTTATATATCTACTAAGAGCCAAAGATTTTATTCAGAATAAGAGGATTGGAATAACTTATTTAGATAATTCGCACATATCTCATTTATTTCATGGATATATTAAACATAGACAATATTATTCTAGATATCAAATTATTAATAATTACAAATTACAAAATATTAGCTATAGAGATACTAATAATTTTATAACTATTCAGGATCCAGCAGTTATCAAAAAGATACAGATATTTTTTGATATACGTCAATCTTTAGATTGTATTGATAAACCAATAATTATGACTAATTCAAAATATGGAGTTGATGGAGATAATTCGTTGTTGCTGGCCCCTCAAGACCAAATATCTTTTAGAAATATAAATAGAGCCTATATAGAGATTAAACAACATCATACTCTAAACAATCTACAAATTACTATTAATGGAGATATCATAAATATAGATGCTTTAGAAAAAAATAAACAGATAGAATTCGATATTCATGAGCCATACAATATAGAGTTGTCATCAGATACTCCTCCTTCAATACCAAACGATATTCGTTCTCTTGGTCTTTTGGTCTCGAACATAAAAATTTTTAATGAGCATACTAAGGAAATGGAAGATTTTCCGTTGTCGGACGTAATGTAAATGTATGTCTTGACTTCAAGCTGTAGATGTGGTATTATACGTTTATCACTTTCAAGCAGTTAGGATTTTTATGAGACCCTCGTGGAACGATTATTTTTTAGGATTAGCCAAAGTTGTTTCTCAAAGAAGTCACGATATACACACTCAACATGGATGTATTATCACAGACAGATCAAACAGGATTCTTGGCGTAGGATATAACGGATTCCCTAGGGGTATGGATGATACCGTTTTACCAACCACTAGACCGGAAAAATATCCATGGATGATACATGCAGAAAGAAATGCTCTTAGTAATTGTGTTGTTAGACCAGACAATGGAATAGCTTATGTAACAGGGCAAAGTTGCAATGATTGTATTATGGCCTTATGGCAGGAAGGAATTTCAAAAGTAGTAATGTCTGACCAACACGGAACACACTTATTTGATGATGACGCCAGGAAAAGATTTGATTTATTCGTACAGATGAGCAAGATAGAAATAGAAAAAATTCAACCGAATCTATCTTGGCTCAATGGTCTATCTGGTGTATAATAGAATACAAGAAACAATTGATACACATTAATTATCAATACAAGAAATGTACACATCTCTTTTTATAGCTGATGAGTTTTTAAATAGTGATCATCAGCACGTCATTGCATAAATAATCCAAGGAGAAAATATGTCTGCTCTGCAAGAATTACAGAATTATACCTTTGTTAGTAAGTATGCTCGTTGGTTAGAAGATAAAAATCGCAGAGAAACATGGAAAGAGGCCGTTGATAGAGTTAGAAATATGATGCATACGCGTTATGACAGTCTCGGAGTTTCTAATGATATTGATTGGGCCTATGATATAATGTATAAAAAGAAAGTATTAGGAAGCCAAAGAGCACTTCAATTTGGTGGAGAACCAATTCTCAAAAGACATGCAAAAATCTATAATTGCACTAGCTCATATTGTGATAGATTACGTTTTTTCCAAGAGTGTTTTTGGTTACTATTATGCGGTAGTGGTACTGGATTTAGCGTACAGAAACACCATGTATCTAAATTACCAACTTTAGAACATAATCCACCAGATGGAGAAGGATCAAAATACTATATTGATGATAGTATCGAAGGCTGGGCAGACGCATTAGGAGTTTTACTTAGTTCATATTTTAGCAAACCAGTAGATGAATTCAAGCAATTTAAAAATACATATGTTGTTTTCGATTATTCTAATATTAGAGCAAAGGGATCATCACTCAGTTCTGGTGTTGGCAAAGCCCCAGGATTTGAGCCTCTTCAAAATGGATTAGAAAAAATAAGAGCGCTTCTAGACCGATGCATAGCTAATGGTCAGAAAAGATTAAGACCAATTGATGCTTATGATATTGTTATGTTTAGTAGCGATGCTGTGTTGTCTGGTGGTGTTCGTAGAAGTGCATCGCTAGCACTATTTAGTGCTGATGACGAAGAAATGGCAAAGGCTAAAACCGGCAATTGGTATTTAGAAAATCCACAAAGAGCACGAAGTAATAATTCAGCATTACTACTAAAAGAAGAAACCACATTTGAAGAATTTAATAAGTTGATGGAAAGCGTAAAAGAATTTGGAGAACCTGGATTTATATGGAGTGATTCGACAGAGATGACATTCAATCCCTGTGTGGAAGTAGGTATGTGGCCTGTTGATGAAGAAAGCGGTAAGAGCGGATGGCAAGGATGTAATCTATCAACAATTAATTGCTCGTCTGTTACAGATGAAGAGGATTTTTATGAAAGATGCAAAGCAGCAGCAATTATAGGCACATTACAGGCTGGATTTACAGATCTAGATTATCTAGGAGATATTAGCAAGAAAATTTTTGAGAGAGAAGCATTACTTGGAGTGTCTCTTACTGGTATCATGGAAAAACATGATCTTGTATTAACAGAGAAGGTTCTGAAAAATGGAGCTAAAATAGCTGTAGAAACCAATAAAGAATTTGCCGATAAGATAAAAATTAATCAAGCTGCAAGAGTCACTTGCTTAAAACCAGAAGGTACTTCATCTAGTATGTTAGGAACAAGTTCCGGTATACATCCTCATCATGCTAAACGGTATATAAGGCATGTTCAGGCTAATATTCTAGAAGCCCCATATCAGTACTTTAAGAAAATGAATCCACAGGCTTGCGAACGATCATCATGGTCAGCGAACAATACTGATGAGGTAATTAAATTTCCTATAGAGGTTCCCGATGGTGCCAAATTAAAAAACCAATTGCCTGCTATAGAAATGCTAGCTATAGTTAAAGATACTCAGAAAAATTGGGTATATTCGGGTAAGAACAGATCATTATGTACTCAACAATATCTTAGTCATAATGTTAGTAATACCGTAACTGTCAAACCTGATGAGTGGGAAGATGTTACAAAATACATATATAGTAATCGTAAATATTTTGCAGGGATCAGCCTTATTCCTCAAAGTGGAGATAAAGATTATCCACAAGCTCCTTTTACTACAGTATATACTAGTAGAGAGATTGTTAAGGAGTATGGCGATGCTGCATTATGGTGCTCTGGCCTAATAGAGTTGGGCTTAAATGCATTTAATAATAATCTATGGGCCGCATGTGACTATGTTAGTATGAATCAAGCTAAGGATGGTGATGATGATAGTAAATTAAAATTTATCACAAAAATGAAAAACTTTGCTGGTAAATATTTTGATAGCGATGTTAAGAGATTAACATATTGTATGAAAGATGTTTATAATTGGAAGATATATTGCGATTTATTTAATAGTTTCAATAAGGTTGACTATACACAACTATTAGAAACAGAGGACAATACACTAGGAATTGAGGAAATTAGTTGTGCTGGTGGCGCATGTCTAATTTAATTTCTTCTTCCTAGGGGTAACACATTGAGAAAAAATAAAAACACTAAAAAACGTAAGAATGCTATAGATTTAACTAATCCTATTGAGATCCCCAATAATAATGCTTATGGTTTTAGAAATAGATTAAAGCCAAGAAGTAAAAATCAACAAGAATATATTAGAACTATAGCAGAAAATAGTATTACTTTATGTCATGGTGTAGCAGGCAGCGGTAAAACACATATTGCTATAGGTATGGCTCTGGAATACTTAACAGACGAAAAAGTACAAAAAATAGTTATTACTAGACCTGTTGTAGAATCTGGAGAAAAAATTGGATATCTTCCTGGTACAGCAGAAGAGAAATTACATCCATATTTATTGCCCATATTAGATGAAATAAACTATTTTATATCATCAGGAGAGTACAATGCTCATAAAACCAATAATCGTATAGAAGTAGTACCTCTCGGTTTGATGAGAGGACGCAACTTTCATAATACCTTTATTGTTGCAGATGAGTGTCAGAATGCTTCATATGATCAATTAAAAATGTTAATCACACGTATCGGATTAGGCAGTAAAATGGTGCTAACTGGCGATACAACACAATCTGATCTTATCAAAAATGCTCGTGGTGGATTTGCCACAATAACGAATGCATTAGATAACATAGACGGCGTTGGTATTGCTCAATTAGATTATAGCGATATTGTTAGAAATCCAATTATAGAAAAGATCTTATTGAGACTAGATAATATAGAGAATCATGGACGCGGAGCATAAGCACTGTTTAATTCTAAATTCAGACTACTCTCTGCTAACTGTAATAGGTTGGCAGAGAGCTATTATTCTATCAACACGGAATCTTTATAATCCTAGAACAGGAATAGAAATATTGGATTTTTATAAGGATGATTGTATTTTAGGAACTAATAATAAAAAACATCCTATACCAGCAGTAGCTAAAACTATAAGATATTTAAAAATTTTTAATCATCAGGTTAAATTCTCCAGAAAAAATTTATTCATCAGAGATAACTTTACATGTCAATATTGTGGACAGAAAAAAGACTTGGCCGATTTGACATATGACCATGTAATACCTAAATCAACATGGTTGGATGACAGATCATCTCCAACTTGTTGGACAAACATAGTAACCGCTTGTACAAAATGCAATAGAAAAAAAGGTAATAGAACACCATCACAAGCATCTATGCCTATTAAGAATTTTCCAACTGTGCCAAAAAAAAATGAAAAATACTTGCCTATAGTATCGTATCTTTCTAGAATAAAGAATAATATTCCCGACGAGTGGATCTACTATATACCAGGATCTTATCAGTAATGCCTGTATATTCTTATATTTGTAATAAATGCAATCATAGATTTGAGTTATTTTTTACATACTCAAAATATGAAGAATGTCCACAATGTATATCTTGTGAACAGAAAAAATGCACTTCTAGATTATATATAGAAGATGCATTGACTATTAATGCTAGTGTCAAAAAATCTGATTCGGAGCTTAGAACCATAGGAGATCTAGCTAATAGAAATAGAGATAAATTATCAGATGATGAAAAATTAGCACTATATCATAAACACAATCAATACAAGCAGTCTGACTCCACTACAGAATTACCAACAGGTATGTCCAGAATAAAGAAAGGCGTCAAGACTAAATGGACAGACCAGCCTACTAAAAATAGAAGAAAAATTAATGAGAAAAAACGCAATTCATAATATATCTAATATAGATGGCATAAGTGAGTATTATACTTTAAATGGAGAGCATGATTTTCTAGATGAGGATGGTTTTCCAAGAACAAAAGATCCAGAGTCACCCAAAGTCTATGCTAAATGTTTAAGAAATAAACTATCAAAAACTTTTAGAGCTAACAGTCAATTTAGATTTTATATTTGTGTAGAAGGATCTAATCGGCCATTTAATCCTATAAAAAACAATGCTATTCCAGAATCCAACAAGTTTGTAAATAAGGTATGTAAAAATACATCAAGATTTTTAGAGGTTAATCAAGCTGTATTTCAAAAATATTTAGAATTCCTAAAAAGTAAAAATACAAGATGGTTAGTAGATATAGAAAGAGATATATTATGAAAAAAACAGATACATTTATATTCCAGCAACCAAACACAAAAAATATTGACGAAAATAAATTCTATGCATTCTCTGATAATCATGATTTTATAGACGAAGATAACAATTACAGATCTAATACGGAAAATAGTGAAAAAACACTAGCTAAAGTATTACATAGAGAAGATGATACAAAAAAATTTATGATTCGTGTCGATTATACATATAAACCATATAATCCTGTGTCAGTCTATGGTGATAGAGTAGCATATAGAGGCAAAGATCAAACTAGATTAACATCAAAATTTATTAATGTGAATCAGAATGCATTTAATATGTACTTAAAATTTCTCAATACTAAAAATATTTCGTGGCTTCATAACACAGAAAGAGAGATGTGATAATGGCAAAACTCAGTAAGGCTAATACATATGCTATTCAGTGGCTTAATAGTCAAGGTCAATCTATAGATCAAATAGCAAAAGAATTAGATATTACAGCAAAACAAGTGTCTAGTATTCTAGAGAAACAGGCAAATACAGGACAAGAAGCAGGCGTCCCTGTTGCAACATCGAAGGTTGGGAAGTATCCTAATCTCATGATAAACCAAACATCCGGGAAAGGCACCAAATCCGTGTCTATCATGACAAAAGAAGCATCTGAGGTTCATGATGCTGCCAGATCTAAATTAGTATCTAATAGACAAATGAAAGGCATTTTTAGACCTAATGACAACAAATGAATAATAAATATCCCTCAAAGTATTCTAATGGCAAAACTGTTTCAGCGGCACAGTATATTACAGAATTGATATGCGAGAAGAAAGCAAAGTTATCGAAAGAAGACTTACACGCTAAATTTTGGTTAACTAAAAAATGGTCAGCTTATTACAGAAATCAGATTGCTACAGCTAATAAATTAGTGAAAAAATATAATCCTAAGGCCATAGTAAGAGCACTCAATAACTCTAAAGCAGAAAAAATATATTCCCTGCGGGCTCCTCACCTTACGGCTATTATAGAACAAGAAGATGTTAAATTACAAACTGAGAATACAGAAATATCCAAACCATTGGACAGATCAGAAAAAAATACATACCGTCAAATTAATAACACTCAATCGCTGATTTCCAAATTAAAGGACTTAGATAATGGCACTTAAAGAAGATATACTAAAAACTTTTGGTTCTAATGTTATTTTATCGGGAAACGCTATCGTAGATAAGCAGTCCATAGTTATACCAGTTTCTCCTGCCCTTGATATGATATTGGGTGGCGGCATACCAGAAGGAAGCTTCGTAGTTTTCACAGGTCAGCCTAAATGCGGAAAAACAACATCAGCATTGACGTTCTCGGCTACTGCACAAAATGAAATATATCAGGGAGACCTTAAAAAACCAAGAAATGTTTACTATCTGAATATTGAAGGACGTTTGAAGAAAAGAGACCTAGAAGGTATTCCTAATATAGATCTGACTAGGTTTAGTGTTATAGGCTCTCAAGAAGGTAAAATTCTTCATGCTGAAGAATATCTACAAATCGCAGAAAGAATTATCAATGAGGAACCTGGATCAGTTATTATTATAGATTCCTATTCGGCATTGTGTACCGAAGCAGAGATCACTAGCGATATGGATAAAATGCAAAGAGCTGATGGTGCCAAATTATTAGCTAAATTTTGCCGTAAGGTTGCTAATGTTATTCCTGTAAATAGAAATATAGTAATAGGCATTACTCACCTTATGGGTAATCCAACAGGTTATGGTGCAGAATTTAAGGAAAAGAGCGGTCAAGCAATAGCTTATCAAACTGATATAAAGCTTAGGGCCAAGTCTTTTAAACCATGGACTGTTGGAACAGAAGCAACACAAATAGGACAAGAAGTTGAATGGCAAGTACTATGTTCGGCATTAGGGCCTCCTGGTGGTAATATTACCAGCTACATTAGATACGGCTATGGTATAGATAAACATATGGAAATAATAACACTTGCTTGTGATATGGGCTTGATCAACAAGGGGGGTGCGTGGTATACTCTGGATTTCATGAGCGGAGAGAAACAGAAATTACAGGGTACAGAGAAAGTGCGTCAGTATCTTTTAGATAATCCAAAAGTATACGATGAACTTTATCAGGAAGTTAAAAATACTATTGGTATAAAATGCTAGTTATAGACCTAGATAATAATGAACATAATTGGGCTCTCGTAGGGAATATAGCACATGCTAAACAACAAAATAAATCCTCACTACATCTCAGAGCTAGATATTTATTATCAAACCTATATCCCACTTTACAAATATTAGAAGAAATTTCTATACCACTTAGGCGATCAGAAACTTTATATTTAGATTTTTATTTACCTCTTAAAAAAATGTGCATAGAAACACACGGAGAACAACATTATAAATTCATTGGTCATTACCATCATAGTAAGCTTGGTTTTTTAAAGCATCAGAGAAGAGATAGGGAAAAAGCTGAATGGTGCAAACTTAATGAGATACAGTACGTTGCGTTACCATATAACGAATCTGATGAGGAATGGATAGACAGGATTAAAAAAGCATGAATACAAAAAGTCAAGTCGATGAATGGGATAAGGTATTAGATGAATATGAGTCATCTATTGGCCTTGGAAGATATAATGCTCAAATTATTCCAGAGGAAGAGCTTAATCTATATTTTGCTATGAACAGAGATCATATTGAAAAATTAACACCCGAAGATTGTGCTCAAATTTCTTATAGATTAGGCCAATTCGCATTTCATATTCAGCGTACAATCAATAGAGAGCTAGCTAGATATAACTGGGCGGATGAATCTATTAAAGAAACTATAGCTGATGATATAAATAACTATAAAGGTTATGGATATATAGAAAAATCTCTACAGGCTATTAAGCATAATGAAAAAGCCACAGCCCTTAATAAGATAAAAAAATACGCCAAACAAAGAAGCGATAGATTATCCTACTTGGCTACAAATATAAAAAATTTATCAGATATTCTATTATCAGTGCAAAAAACAAAGGTGAAGCATGGATCTTAATGAATTAGCAAAAAATCCTGATCAGATTAAGGCTCTAATAACTCTTCTTAGTTCATTATTGCCAGCGGATCAAAAGGTATCTAAGAATGACGATAGTGACGATTCGGACGATATCGCGGAAAGTGTAATTAAAACTAAAAAGGCGAAACAAAATAAGAAAAAGTTTGTGAATAAATTTCTATCTATGCCAGAAGCAAAAATGCATAAAGAAGATATAGAAATAGATAAGCTATTACATGTGCATCCACCCACAGTCAGACAAAGAGAAGCTAATTTAGTTAATGTCCAATGCAGGGTATGCGGAAAAAAAGAAACTGTACCAGCATCGCTTGCCACAGAAAGTCGCGGTCGCTATAAATGTAATACCTGTTCCACTAACGCCGGGTGAAATATGATCAACGATGAAATGATTAAATCATTAAGCGAAGAAGAACGAGCACTTCTTATGAAGCTATATACTAAAATAACAGAGGCAGAAAAAAAATATATTACCGAAGACGATTCGGAAATTCATTACAGAGCAGCTCCTGTAGAGGAATCTACAGAAGAAATACTCGATAGAATAGAGTCAGAGTCTATCCATCAATATGATGAAATACAGAACAGAGGATCTCTATTAGATTCCCCTATAGAATTAGTTTTTAATATTAACTGTGCAGCATTTGAAAAAAATAATCTTGGAGAGATCATCAACCACAATGAAATTTTTATCAAAACATATCATGTACCATTAACTAATCAAGAAGAAATCAAAGAATATATAGATGCTTTTTTTAAGAAATTTGCAACCAATCTTGCGGATACAGCAAAGGAAATAATAAATTGAGTATGATATTGTGTGATCCGGCGGCTGAAAGAGCCGTATTGGCTGGTATTTGTTCGTATTCTGATAAGGCTTTCTACGAAGTAGCTGATATATTATCAGAAACATGTTTTACTATTGATAGTAATATTATTATTTACAAATGCCTCAAACATTTATTTGAGAAAGGTCACTCCACAAATATAGATGTCGCTTGTATAATATCGTCTGCTCAGGAACTAGACCTGGCTCATGTATTATCTAAAAAAGAAGAGGCACAGCATCTTAAAGCAATAATGGATTTTCCGGTTAGTCTGGATAATATTAGAAAATTTGCTGCTAAAATCAGAAAGCTAGATATAGCTAGATTATTACATAAACAACTTAAACTAGCTCAGGATAAGATTCTAGACGTTAATGGATCAGAAAGTATAACATCAATACTAGGAATAGCAGAAGATGTCGTATTTGATTTTACAAATAAACTTAACGATAGCGAAAGCGGACCAGAATCTATTGGTACGAATTTAGATGAATATATCAAATATCTAGAAGAACATAAAGTTGATCAGGTCGGGATCTCGACAGGATTTAAGATTTATGATCAAGCTATAGGTGGAGGTTTGAGAAAAAGCACAGTTAATGTTATAGCGGCAAGACCTAAGGTTGGTAAAACTCTATTATCCGATAATATGGGATTTCATATAGCTAATAAGCTTAGTATACCTGTATTAAATATGGATACAGAAATGACCAAAGAAGATCATTTGCATAGAGTTTTAGCTATGATGACAGAAATCGAAATCAATAATATAGAAACAGGAGCATTTGCTCAAACTATAGATAAAAAATCTAAGATTACAGAAGCAGTAGAGCAACTCAAGCAAACAAAATTATTTTATAAGTCTATTGCTGGCAAATCATTCGAAGAACAGTTAGCTATAATGCGGAGATGGGTTATTAAGGATGTTGGACTTAATCCAGACGGCACAGCTAAAGACTGTGTAATTTTTTATGATTATTTGAAGCTTATGGACAGCGCAGGCATATCTCAGGATATGAAAGAGTATCAGGTATTAGGTTTTATGATGACATCATTGCATAACTTTGCTACTAAATATAAAGTCCCTATTGTAGCATTTGTGCAGCTAAATAGAGACGGTATAACAAAAGAGAGCACAGATACAGCAAGCGGCTCTGACCGTATTATATGGCTATGTAGTAACTTTACTATTTTCAAACGAAAGTCTGATGAAGAGATAGCAGAGGACGGACCAAATAATGGTAATCGTAAGCTTGTGCCATTAATCAGTAGACACGGCGGTGGATTAGATGATAACGATTATATTAATTGTCATATGAAGGGCTGGTGTGCAAAAATTACAGAAGGCAAAACTAGATTAGAACTTATTAGTAGCGGAAATAAAGAAAAGCCATCCAATGGATTTGTTATAGATGAAAATAATGATGAAGAAATCAGTTTCGTATAATCAAAACGAACTAAAGATAATCTGTGATCAGATTTGTGATAATATATATACTGTTTTAGATGCTCTTGGTATAGAATATAAGCAAACATCTAGGATGATATCAATGTCGTGCCCTATACATGGGGGAGATAATCCGTCAGCATTGAATTTATATCCAGATGGAGATCACTATAGAGGTAATTGGAAATGTCGAACTCACGGATGCGAGCAAACTTTTAAGTCATCTATTATAGGATTTATTAGAGGAGTATTGTCTCATAATCAAACAGGCTGGTTAAAAGATGGAGATGAAACAGTTTCCTTTGCTGCTACTTTATCTTTTGTGAAGAAAATGCTTAAGGATAATTTTGATAATGTCAAAGTATCAAAACAATCTGTAGAAAAGAATACGTTTACATCATTTGTATCTAATATAACCCCATCTCCAAAAGACGATCTACCAAAAATATCACGACGTAATATTAGGCAAAGTTTGGTTATACCAGCAGCATATTTTGTTGATAGAGGATTTAGCACAGACATACTGAATAAATACGATGTGGGTTTGTGTGATAAAATAGGTAAAGAAATGTATGGACGAGCAGTTGCTCCTATCTACGATAATGAACATCAATACATGGTAGGATGTACTGGTCGTAGTATACATAGCAAATGTATCAGATGCAGTAGTTATCATAATCCAAATGACGAGTGCCCATCAGAAGATAATAAATGGAAATATTCTAAATGGAAACACAATTTTGGCTTTAAGACACAGAACCACCTATACAATATGTGGTATGCAAAAGATTATATCAGAGAGTCTAGAACTATAGTAATAGTTGAAAGTCCAGGAAACGTTTGGAAACTAGAAGAGTGCGGATTCAGAAATAGCGTAGCAATATTTGGTTCTTCTATGTCTGATACTCAAAAAATGTTAATTGATGCTAGTGGAGCGATGCAAATGATATTATTATTAGATAATGATGATGCTGGACACAAAGCAACTAATACAATTTCTAAAAAATGTTCCAGAACATATAATATATACACTCCACAGTTTATCACTAGCGATATAGCAGAAATGGATAATAAAACTATTATAGCAGAGCTATCTAAACTAACGGAAAGGCAGATATGACTAAAATCATAGGTTTTTCTGGAAAGAAACAATCCGGAAAAAATACATCGGCTAATTTTATTTATAGTATTTATCTTGCCAATCAAAATTTATGCCAGAAGGCCAAAGTCAATCAGCAAGGTACTATTGATATCATTAAGCATAATGGAGCGTCTATTACTGTTGATATTAATCAGTACTATATTAATAGCTCTACAGCTACTCTTGACACTGATGTGCTTGATATGGTTACCAAACTCAATCCATATATTAAATTATATAGTTTTGCTGATATACTCAAGAAAAATATTTGTATGGATCTTTTAGGACTAACGTATGCTCAGTGTTATGGTACAGACATAGAAAAAAATGAGATTACCAATGTCTTTTGGGAAAATAAATATCTCACAGCTAGAGAAGTTATGCAAGTTGTTGGGACTGATATTTTTAGATCTATGAAACCAAATATATGGCCAGAAGTAACAATCAATAAGATTTTAAACGATCAAAGCGAATTGGCTTTAATTACAGACTGTAGATTTCCTAATGAGGTAGATGCTATACATAGCGCTGACGGATTGGTCATCAGACTAAAAAGAAACAAGTATGGTTTGTCTGATCATATTAGTGAAGTAATATTGGATGAAGATAGATATGATTGGTCTAATTTTGATCATATTATTGATAATGAGAATATGTCAATATATGAACAATCAATGTCTCTTTACAATATTTTTCAAAACATATTCGAATGAGGTGATTTATTATCATTACATATTTCAGAAGTTCTTCATACAATACTCATTCCATGTGCGAGCAACAATATTTTATGGAATATGTATTAGGCTGGAGAAGTCCTTCTGGTCAGAAGGCAGATAAAGGGACTATAGTTCATAAAGTACTAGAGATACTAGCAGTTATACAACAGGGCATTCAAAACAAACACACCCATATCGATGACGATATATTAGGGCAAATACCAACTAAAAAATACGATCTAGAAGTTCTTATTAGAGATGTATACAATTACTATAGTAAGAAGTGCTCTCACCATAAGTGGACCGAAAAAGATTTTGATGATTGTAGGAAATGGGTATACAAAGCTATAGAATTCAATAATGGTATGTTTGATCCTCGCAACAGATCTATTATGTGTCCAGAGCAGCACTTTGATATAGCTATAGATAAAAAATGGGCAAAGTATAAATATGATCTTAATGGTAATGAAATCAGTGGTACATTAGGATTGAAAGGAACAATAGATCTTATTACTAAAATAGATGATAATACTCTAGAAATTGTAGACTGGAAAACAGGGAGAAGGCTCGATTGGGCAACTGGTCAAGAAAAAACCCAAGAAAAACTAGAGACAGATCCTCAATTAAGAATATACCACTATGCTGCACAGCAACTATATCCAGACTATGATCATATAATTGTTACCATTTTTTTTATTAATGATGGCGGTCCATTCAGTATACTCTTCGATAAATCTGATATTCCAAAAACAGAAGAAATGTTACGCAATAAATTCGAAGTTATCAAGAAAACAACAAGACCTCAATTAAAGAAAAGCTGGATGTGTAACAAGCTATGTCATTTCGGTAAAACTACATTTGACAATACTCATATATACCCATTAGAAGAATATAGAGATAACCAAACATGTGCCAAGCACACAACGATGACGAAGTGCGAACAAATTAAACACGATATTGATTTGAAAGGCATGGATTTGGTTATTGACGAATACTCGGCTCCCGGTCATAATATAGGACACTACAAAGCCCCAGGCAGCACAGAATAACAGGATTTAAATGAATAAGTATACTCCATTGCATGTACACAGTCATTACAGTTTATTAGACGGCCTCTCAAAACCAGAACAGCTTGCTCAAAGATGTTTAGATATTGGAGTATCTGCTTGTGCTATAACTGATCATGGATCTATCTCTGGTGCTGTATCTTTTTATCAGGCCATGAAAAAGAATAGCATTAAACCTATTCTTGGTTGTGAGCTATACATTTGTGATGATGTTTCGACCAATCAAAGCAAAGAAAACGGTCATTTATCACACATGCTGGTTTTGGCCAAAAATACACAGGGATGGAAGAATCTGATCAGTTTAGTTTCTTTGTCAAACGACCCGCGGCGTTTTTATAGAAAGCCCAGGATCAGCGTAAACGAGCTTGAGGACATTGATCTGCAAGGCTTGATCTGTGTTACTGGTCACCTCGGGTCAAATGTTGCCGATGCGGTTGGTAATGGTTCGGATTTGACTAGAGCATCTCTATTAATAGATCAATTAAAATCTATCTTTGGTTCTGAAAATATCTGCCTAGAAGCCCAACTAATGGACAGAGAGTATTTGCCATTTCAAACAGTCTTAACAGATATTATGAGATCGCTGTCCAAAAAACATAGTATCAAAATTATAGCAACGCCAGATGCTCACTACGCAAATAAAGAAGACGCAATAGACCAAAGAGTTTTATTATGCAATACACTCAAAACAACATTTCCAGAAATCAATAAAAAGATTATTAACAATGAGAGTGTTCCATTGGGTTGTTTTTTTAAATCTGATAATTTTTATATCTTATCTGGTGACGAAATGGAATCATTGCATACTCAAGAAGAATTAGCAAATACTAATCTAGTATCTGATATGTGCGAAGATTACAATATTCTTAATAGGCCACAATTACCAGAATTTATTGAAAATGAAGATGAATACTTGAGACAATTATGTAGAGACGGATGGAGAAAGCGTGGCTTTACCAAAGCTTCAGAAGAAGATCAAAAAATTTATGCAGATAGAATTAAACAGGAACTTTCTGTTTTACAAGGAGCTAAATTATCAGGATACTTTCTTATTGTGCAAGATATAGTCAATTTTATTAGAAGTAATTCTTGGCTTCCTGGTCCGGGTAGAGGATCTGCTGCTGGATGTCTAGTTTCATATTTATTAGAAATTACAAATATTGATCCCATAAAATATGATCTTCTTTTTGAAAGATTTTATAATGCAGGAAGAAACACTGGCGATAGAGTTTCTATGCCAGATATAGATATAGACGTTCCTATGACCACCAGAGATAGTGTTATCTCATATATAAAGAGTAAATATGGAGATAGTAAAGTATCTCAAATGATAACTTTTAATACAATGAAAGGACGAGGAGCGCTCAAGGAAGTTCTGAGAGTTTATGGTGGGTTATCATATGAAGAAATGAATCAAATAACTAAACATATTCCTGATGAAGCTAAAATAGCAGATGATTTACAAGAAATGAAAGAAGATAGAGGAGAGTCATCTATTATACAATGGGCTTTAGAGAATACTCCAGATAAATTTAAAGATTGGTGCGAAATTAAAGAGGATGGAACAATCACGGGACTATTTGCCAAACGCTTTGAACAAGCTATTAGATTAGAAGGCACCAAATCAAATCAATCTAAACACGCTGCTGGTATCGCAATTTCAGCACACAATTTAGATGGTATTTGTCCTATGGTGTATGATTCTAAGACTGGTAACAGTATTGCAGGAATGGAAATGCAAGATTTAGAATCATTAGGTATAGTTAAGTTTGATATTTTAGGTATCGGTATGTTAGATAAAATCATGTGTATCCAATCTTTATTAAAGGGTAAAAATTATGTCGGAGCTTCAAACAACATTTGCTAATATTACAATTGATACAGTATTTGTCTATAATAATACAGAATATAGAAAAACAGCAGAAGTTAGGGTTTCTTGTTGCAGAAAACTAAATGCTGTTATCGCAAGCACTGGTGAGAAGGTTTTTATTCCAGATAATGCTACGGTAACTATTAAATAGCATAGGGTTCAAAGTAAGTAGGATTTAATGGGACATATACTCTATATACAGAATGGAGATCTATACTCATCTGGCGATAATCAATATGGCCAATTGGGTATAGGAAGCATAGAAGATACTCCAGATACACACAAGGTAATTACTGGAATACCTCAATACGACGCTATCCCATGGGTAGAAGCGCTGGTAGGAGCAAATCATTCTGTTGCCATAAAGGAAGATAAAAGTATATGGATGTGGGGGTCCAATATAGAAGGACAAATGGGCTTACCCGAATCAACCAAATATCTTACCTTACCGAATAAAAAAGACGTTCCAATAAATCAAAGCAAGCCTATAGATCTAAATATTGGATTATACTTCACTATTATTTCACAAACTAGTGAAAAGTCATACTGTTTTGGAACATTTCAAAATCTTGGTTCTAAAATTGTAGAAGTTAATAGGGAAATGGTTTTACTATACTATACTGATCCATCTGGAGAAGCATTTCTAACTGTTGATACTGGCCCCAAAACTATAATAGCCAGAATTAGTAGTGGAAGAGAAGTTTTTTCAGATTGGTCTGGCGATCTTATACCACAAGAATTTACTACATTTAGACAATTATCATTAGGAGATTATTTTACTCTATATGATCCTTTCAATAGGGAGAGGTTGGTATATAAAAAAGTTGACACATACCAGATAGATTTGGGATGTTGCCCAGTAAATGCTTTATGTATGCATAGAAAGTACAGAGAACTTAAGAGTACAGTGCCGGCCGTTTATCCTAGTATACAAACATTTACATTCACAGATTTTATAGGAGATAAAAGAGCAACGGTATTCTCTGCTAAAGAACAATACGGTACAAATTTTGTATTTGATTCACCTCTAGCTGGAATCGACTATATGGGTGGTCCATATCCCAACAAAATGGACCCCTTTACCTTAAAAGGCATGATGTTAGCTACTGGTAAGAAAAATTTATTAGATATAATTCTATTCGGAGGATTGCACTTCACAGAAAATCCAGATGATGAATTTAATTTAGATACTCCTGTAGAAAAATTGAGCGCAAGAGAAGTTTTCGTGAAAGGTGATTTTCCTCCGTACTTTGAAGAAGTGAGTTCCTATAAGCTGTTGCCTGGAGATGCATTCAATTTACACACGTCTTCTCCAGATAATCCTATACCTATAAATTTTTATGATAGAAGTGCCCCAGTATATTTTTTTAGAACAGATGAGAAGAACCAACCCATTAAGTATGTAACAGCAAATAGATTTTGGTTATATGATGGTTTTTGCGAACCATTTAATACTTTCGAAACTAATGAAAAGCTATTAGAAATCTTTATGTCTCCGAATAGTGGGTTTTTCTATACTGTAAAAAATGAAAAAGACCCAACAGATCCAAAAATTATCTATAAAACCGTAGGATGGCCTGTAGATGAGAATAATCGTGTTCTAATAGAAGACCTATTCATGACCCCACCATATCTTATACGGTACGAGTTATCACAAGGTAAAAGTGCATTTGCTCAAAATTTTGTTGATCCATATATTAGAATTAAAGCACAGGAATCGTCTGATCCTATACCTACGTGCAATGGATGGAATAATGAGCCAGCAATAGCCCCGGAACTTACAGAATGGCTATACGCTTGCTATGTTGTTGTAGATTCTTTTGCTGCTGGTGGTCGTAGATATATTACCTATAATATAGGCACATACGCTAAACAACTAATCGAATATTTTCTTAATGAAAAAACTGATCCAGAACTTACAAAATACTTTTTTGGTTTTACAAAAATAGAACTAGAAGAGCTATATGATGCTATCAGAAATGGTAAGCCTGATACTTCTGGTAACACTAATTCCCCTGATGCAATAAGGTATGAAAAAATTACAGGAGATTCTTTTAGATTATTAAGAGATATTTTCAATACACAGTTACAAGGCAAAATATACTTTGATGCATCAAGTGGGCAGCCGTTATACAAATTATCGAACGGCACTTTATCCACAGACGGATATGTCAAGATGCTTAACGCTTTTGAATCATACTATATGAATAGCGTAAACAGGGGGTATCATTATATCAATATCCCTATAGATCGTATTGTATGCTATACATATTTTTCTAGAGAATTAAAAATTACAGAAACTAGTTCATCTTATGAGTATAAACCAGATAGACAAACGTTAATTGTACCATATAATGTGACTGGCAAAATATTACCAGGAGCTGTTAAAATTAGCTATTGGGTAAGATCATCTAATCCCGATCCAAATAAAGAAGAAATAGACAATATTTATCAGCAAACAGCAACTTTTAATGCTGAATCCGTTATATATGATTCAAAACTAAATATTACAAAAATTACTCTGGACAGACCCATGTCTGTCAACTACCTTATAGGGTGTGTCAGGGTTCGTGATAGCCTTGGTAGGATATTTTGTGGACATCAGCTTAATCTACATATATACTATAATAATCCATTCTCTATTCTTGAAGCACTAAAGGACGAAACTGGCATAACCATATGAAAAACAAAATATGTATATTTGACTTTGAAACAGATGGAACAGATACAGATACTTGCAGCCCTGTTCAGATAGCCGCAATCATAGTAGATCCATATAATTTATCTATTATTAAAGATTCAGCATTTAATATTCATGTTAAACCAGAAAAATTAGAAAACGATCCAGAATATACCTATCAAGATAGCGATATACTAGATTTCCACGCAAAGGTTAGAGCTTGCAGTAAAGAAGATATTCTTAAGTCTTGGCAGAATGCAATGTCTCAACAACAAGCATGGTCAATGTTTTCTCAGTATCTAGAAATATATCATTTGAACAGAAGTAAAAAAAGTATGTTTTCTGCACCTGTTGCTTCTGGATATAATATATTGAGATTTGACATGAAAATTGTGGAAAGATTTAGTCGTAAATTTGGATATATCAATAGCGAAAATGGATCTAGTTTATTTTATCCAAGAGATACTTTGGATATGATGAATCTGCTATTTTATTGGTTCGAAAGCAATAGCGATATCAAAAATCTCACACTAGATAATATTAGAGACTATATGGGTATTAGTAAGGCTGGCGCCCATGATGCATTGAAAGATGTCAATGATTGTGCTGAACTACTTATCCGTTTCCTAAAACTACATAGAAATCTATCAAAGAAAATAAAATTTAGAGACTCTTTTGTAACACAATGAGCAAATACTATCAGTTCGATTGCGGGTGCAGATTTCCAGTTGACTCTAATAATATTGAGTTAATGGATTTTGATGTTAACACCATTCCTCTTGATTGTTCCAGAACCTGGAAATTAATATCCGATGGTAATACCAAGGGATGTTTCCAGTTAGAGTCAAGACTTGGGCAAAGTATGGCCAAAAAACTCAAGCCGGAAAATATAGAACAACTAGCTGGCCTTATTAGTATCATGAGGCCAGGATGTCTGGAGGCTATCAGGGATGGTAAAAGCGTTAGTAATCATTTTATAGATAGAAAAAATGGACAAGAAAGTATAGATTACTATAATCCAAGTCTAAAAAATATACTAGAAACTACATATGGTGAAATGGTATATCAAGAACAAAGTATGCAAATAGCACAAGAGCTAGCAGGCTTTGATCTGCAAGAAGCTGACATGTTGAGAAAAGCTATTGGAAAAAAGAAGCCAGAAGAAATGGCAAAGCTCAAGAAAATTTTTATCAATGGTTGCAATGATAAACATATTGTTACAGAACATGAAGCAGAAGAAATATTCGGGTGGATTGAGAAAAGCCAAAGGTATTCATTTAATAAAAGCCATGCTGTTAGTTATGCTATCAATGGCTATCTATCAGCATATGCCAAGGCGCACTTCCCTCAAATATTCTTTGTTTCTTATCTGAGATTTGCAAAAGATAAAATAGATCCTCATCAGGAAATCAAAGAACTTATTCATAATGCTAACTCTATGAATATAGATGTTTTATTACCAAAATTTAAACATATGAATAAAGAGTTTGCCATTATTGATAATACTATCCATTTTGGAATTACAAATATAAAGGGTGTTGGAGATTCTGTATACGACACAATAGCAAAACTACATTTAACTTTAATAAATAAAAATATTACTGGAATAATACCAACATTTTGTAGATTAATGGTTAATATTAATAGTGCAGCAGCAAAAGCTATAGTCTCTGTTGGGGCATTTGATGAGTATAAGATACCTAGAACAGAATTATTATTCTATCTAGAAATGTTAAATAAGTTGACAAAAAAAGAGATAGCACAAATAGTAGACAAAAATATAGATATAAGTAGTATTAAATTTAGAGATATATTTATTAGACTGTTAACCGATTGCAAAGTTACAAAGAAAAGACAGTCGCTTGTACAGGAATTCATTTCAAGTATAGACAATCCACCATATGCATTAAAAGATAATATGCAATGGATAGCAGAAACAGAAGCGGGACTACTCGGCATCCCATTGACATGCACGAAAACAGATTGCTATATGCAAAATTATGAGTCAAATCTAGTTTCATGTAAAGAATTCCATACTGTTAATAGTGGCAAAAAAGTAGCCATTATGGGTGAAATTAGTAGGCTTAGTATTACAAAAACTAAGCAAGGTAAAAATAAAGGAGCTAGTATGTCTTTTTTAGAGATATTTGATAGCTCAGGTGGTCTTGACTCTGTAGTTATGTTTCCGGAACAATATGATGAATTTAAAGACCTATTAAAAGAGAATGAGGTTTTAGTGTTTATCGGCACCAAATCAAAGAAAGCTGGAAGTGGCCTAATTGTCGAGAAATGTTTTATACCGGAATCTTGACACTGTAGGAGCCCCAGTTATAATAACGCTGTGGTCGGTTTACTTTTTGACTTTAGGAGATTGAATATGAATATTGTAATTTTGAGAGGAAATCTAACAAGGGATCCTGAATTAAGACATATCACAGTATCAGAAAAGAAGACTGCTGTTGTCAACTTTACTGTTGCTGTTTCTAGAGAATTTAGCAGGGCAAACGGAAGCAAGGACAAAGTAACTTCCTTTATCTCTTGTGAAGCGTGGGATAGTGGTGCAGAAACTATTGCTGCATCTTTCAAGAAGGGTGATCTGGTTCTAGTAGAAGGAACCCTTCGTAATGACTCGTGGGAAAAGGACGGCGTAAAGCATAGCACTCTAAAGGTTAGAGTTAATAATTTTTCCAAGATCACAAAGATTTCCAAGAAGGTAGCAAACGCTTCTTCAGAGGAAGAAGAAGAAGAGACAGTTGCATTTTGATTAAGTGATTCTTTAGAAGCTAGGATAGGGGACGAGAGTCCCCTTCCTCCTTTGTTTTAGGACAGGACTTATGCCAAAACCCAAAATTTTAATGTGTTCCGAAGCTAGCTTTTTGCATTCGGGATATAGCACTTATGCAAAAGAGCTTCTAACCAGATTGCACGATTCTGGAAAGTATGAGGTAGCGGAATTTGCTTCTTATGGTATTCTTGGAGATCCTAGAGATAGAAATATTCCATGGAAATACTATCCAAATGCAGTAAAGGAAAATGATCCTCGATATCAAGAATATAATAGCAACGGAGAAAATGCATTTGGTAAGTGGAGATTTGAAAGAGTAGCTCTAGATTTTATGCCTGATATTGTATTCGATATTAGGGATTTCTGGATGAACGCTTATCAAAAGTTTTCTGTTCTCAGACCTTTTTATAGTTGGGTGGTAATGCCAACTGTCGATTCTCAACCACAACAAGAGGAGTGGTTAGATGTATATATGAATGCTGACGCTGTATTATCTTATTCTGATTGGGGTGGCAGCGTTTTAATGAACCAAACTAATAATAAAATCAAATACGAAGGATCTGCATCTCCGGCGGTAGATATGAAAACATTCCGCCCCATAGGATCAGAAGTAGCAAGACAGACGCTCAATTTGCCAGAATCAATGCAAATAATAGGCTCTGTAATGAGAAATCAAAAAAGAAAGCTGATCCCGGAGTTAATACAATCTATCAGATTACTCTTAGATAAGCTTGAAATGCAAAATAAAGATCTAGGCAAAGATGTTTATTTGTATCTGCATACCAGTTATCCAGACGCAGGATGGAATCTGCCCAATATTCTCAAAGAAAATAATATGGGCAAAAGAGTACTATTCACATACTTCTGCAAAAGTTGTTCCAAGATTCATGCTCATACCTTTACTCACTCTATAAAACAGTGCCCTCATTGCGGTCAAAAAACAGCTACATTTCCATCTGTAGCCGATGGCATAACATCTGACCAATTAAATTCTGTATACAATACATTTGATATTTATGTACAGTATGCTATTTGTGAGGGTTTTGGAATGCCTCAGGTAGAAGCCGGTGCGTGTGGTATTCCTATTGTTTCTGTTAATTATAGTGCTATGTCGGATATTGTTAAAATTCTTGAAGGATATCCAGTACAACCACAAACATTTTTTAAAGAGTTAGAAACAGAGGCATATAGGGTTTATCCAGATAATAATCAACTAATATATTATTTATGGAATTATTTACATCTAGATAAAGAAGATAAAAAATCTATAAAAATAAAAGTAAGAGAATTAACAGAGAAAAATTTCAACTGGGATAAAACAGCTAACACATGGATGAAAGTATTCGATCAGATTTTAGCTAATCCCAATAGAAATCACTGGGGTAATATTCCATCGAACTATTTATCGAAACTAGATATCAATGAATTCAAGCAATTTAATAAGTCATACGAAGCTATGAGATATGTTTGTGCGGACAGAATTGGGAACCCAGCTCTATTAAATAATATGATGACATTGAATTTACTAAAGTCTAGTGATTACGGATTTACTATTAATGGAATGAATATTAAAAAGTTTGATTTTCAAAATCTAATTGAGATATATAATAAGTATATTGAAAATCAAAATCTTATCAAATATGCTATGTCAAATAAAGCAGTTCTTAATAGCGAGGACTATATCAGATACGCAAATGAGAGGGAGCCCTCATGAGCAATATACTATATGTTGCCCCTTATAGACAAAACGATGGATGGGGAGCTGCGTCAAAAGACTATCTACGATCTTTAGCATATGCAACTAATAAGTTAGGCCATAATCTACAGGCTAGACCAATTTTTCTATCAAATAGCGTAGACAGGGTTTTGGAAGATGATCTAAAAACTTATGAGGAAAAGAGTTTATCTAATATAGATATTATTATTCAAAAAGCATTGCCCCAAGCCATATGTCCTATATATCCATATAAAAATATTGCATTTTGCGTTTTTGAACAAACTAATTTGGCTCATTCTGCATATATCAAACAGATCTTTAATCGCATGGATCATGTATGTGTGCCATCATTACTAGAACAAAAAACACTACACGATAGCGGAGTCAAGACACCTATTCATAGCGTATCTCAACCGATAAATACAAAAGAAATTAATATCATAGAATCATCCATTAATAATGATTCCATGGATATGCTATCATTATCTTCTAAATATAAAGATTTTACTAAGTTTTATTTTATTGGTTCATTTATTCCTCGTAAAAATATTATTAATCTGATACTAGCTTTTAATTATGAGTTTCAATCCAGAGAAAAAGCACTTCTAGTTATCAAAACCGATAAAATGGATAACTCAAGAAGAGAGGCCATTATCTCTGGTGTGAATGAAACAATTGGTAGAAATAAATATAATAGAACATTAACTCCCAATCTGATACTTATAGCAGATAATCTTGATAGAAATAATCTTATTAGACTACATCATTCATGCGATATATTTGTCTGTCCATCTAAAGGAGAAGCTTTCTGTAGGCCATTAGCCGAAGCATTGTGTCTTGGAAAATATCCTATAGCGGTAGAAAACACCGGAGCATCAGAGCTGATAGACACTAATATTGCAGGACTAATTATTCCATCTAGATTAGAAATTTCGGAAGCTAATCCCGCAAATATTAGACTAGATCACGAATGCGAGTTAGAGCTATCTGCCGAGCCCACTATACTAGATATAAGACAAACTTTACGTCATGCATTTAATCACCATCAAAATTTATCTACTAATGAGCGTAATAAATTATCAGAAAATATAAAAGCATATAGTAATAAATTTTCTATTGCTAGCATAGGAGAACAATTATGTTCTTTGGATATAATGTAGGATCTACAATACAACGAGCAGTATCAGATAGTATTAATGTTGCTTATCAACCATATAATTCTATTATAGATAATTATATTGATAATTTATTAGATCAAAATAATTTATTAGTAATAATGCCACCTGCGGAAAGTGGTAATAGACCAGGAAACGCTTTTGTTATTCCTGAAATTAATGCTCCTCCTATATATTATGATTGTTGGATAGGCTCCGTAGAAATAGCTAAACATTTAGATCATATGCATTTACCAGGAGTTATAAATATAACAAATTTATTAACAACTAATGCACAGGTATTACAAAAATGTCGTCATATGACTTTTCTATGCTATGATCAAATTAGTCATCATAAATTGACACAAGAACTAGGAATACTTAAAACACACCTTATACAACCATCTCTACGGGATGATTTTGTATCCAGTAATATTAGCGAAAAAACCAAAACAATAGATATAGGAATTCTACAGAACAGTAATGATCCTCTAAAAATAGAGCAGATATTGGCCACCATACAGACTTCTCTGCCTAATATAAAAATACAAATTATTCAACCAGATAGTACTAATGAGTATATATACAAAGCTTTTTCTGAAACAAAAATTATTTTTTCAGTAGATCCTTTGTCTATTATAGAAACAAAATATGCTATGTGTTTTTGTAATATATTATTCACTAGCGACAATAGAAGCATACAATATCCCGGACTGATTCATAATATTTCAAACATAGAACAGATTATTAAGGGTGTCCAGCCTTTACTTAGCAATTATAGTCAAACGTTTAGTAAGATTAGTATGGAAAAAAATAAAATGCTATTAGATAATAATTTTGATAAAGCTCAATCAGATATTCGTGATGTATTATCAACAGTAACACAGAAGGTTAGAAAATGACAAAGCATATTCATACATATATAAATAGTGATTCTAAGATTACAGGAGCGAATAATGTAAGCATCGAACAAATATCATCGGTTCCTAATGGATCTTGTGATGTGCTATCATTTAATGAGCTAAATACAACTAATGCGACAGAATTAGATCCTATTGTTGGTGGCCTCAGTAGAAAGATAAAAATAAATAGCGGTATAATGTGTTTAGAATTTATTAATTTTGATAAAGTTTACAATGATATTGGATATAATAAAATATCTATTGAAGACGTAAATAAAACACTATCGAATAAAAAATGCTTTTTCTTTGAAAAAGATTTAAGCGATATCTTATCAAGACACAATCTCTCAATAAAGCAGGTTATATATGACGGATACTCCACTAAAATTACCATCCAAAGAACTCAATAATAGTTATTACTATATCATATTTGTTGACAAATTTGATAAAGAAAAAATCAAAGAAGTATTAAATTATGACGGGCCTATTGGGTTCTGTTCTTTAGTATACAAGCCAGAATACGATTATGATTTTGTAGGATTATTGGAGTATATCAAAGAAATAGATAAAAAGTATCCATGGAAAATACATGAGATCACATTACCTCAATATCCTTTTACAGAAAGTATAGATGTTGTGTTGGATACTAATATTAGAAAAAATAGCACAACGCATTATATTGTTTATGACAGCATATCTGATTGTGAACAAGATTATATAGAAAAGATAACGCCATTATTTGCATCTATAAAAAATATAGACAGCATAATGAAAAAAGACGATCCATACTGTGGGTTGGTTATTCCTTTTTCTACACACATGATTCTAAATAAAAATAATGACGAGCCACTGATTAACAAACTAGTAGATAATGAAAAAAATATCATCTACATATAATTACTATAATGTTATATTATTAGCTTATGAAATTACTAAAGGCATGAAATCAATTGGATCCAAAAGTTTAATGCCTATTAAGATAGATAACCATAGCGATACGCTAATAAAACATCAATTACATAGTATACGAAAACATATTAAAAAGATAGCATCAATTAACATAGTACTGGGTTTTGATAAGGATAAAGTTAAGAAAAAAATCAATTTTGGCAATGATATTAAGATTATAGATAATGATCATTATGAAACATATGGCCAGTCGTATGCAATAGGATTAGCCCTAAAACAAATTGACAATAACTACCCAACAATTATAATTAGTAATTATACCATATTGCGTAAAAATATTTTTCAACAATGCAACAATAATACTAACCATATTTTTTGTATCAAAAATTGTACTAATAAGTTTTTCAAAATAGGATGTACTCACCATAATGGCAAAGTGGAATATTTATGCTACGAGCTAAGTCCCAAATGGTCAGAAATATTTATGCTTCAACCAGAGGCAAAAACATCATTACTAAATATTATAGATGCAAATACTAATATGTTATTTTTTGAAAGTATCAATCTGCTATTAAGTTTATATCCCACTAGTAATACATATATTTACAATAACTCACTCATTACAGTCAATCATAAATAAAATGAAATTTACATTAGAATTTACAACTCTTACTAAAGTAGTACATCATCTCGCCTATGATTTGATAGCATATGGAGAGGTAGAGCAATATAGCCATAGCAACCTATACGATAGCTACTATTCGGATAGTGAGACAGAAAGAAAAAATCATAAGTATGTATTTTGCTCATCTAGTATAAATTCAGAAACCATAGGATTTATGCAAGAGACCGAGCATCCTCAGAATATTTTCCTATATTTTGATAGAATGAATAAGTCACTGTATAATGATGCCTCTAATAGGGGTATCAAGTGTTTGGTACATAATAAGGATTGTGCTGATATTAAAAATGTAAAGCCGAGCACTATTAAATTAGATAACTATTATAGTGAATATTTATTGAATGCATATAATAAGAAAAAAGACATACCGAATATCGATATATTAACTCATCTAAGCGGTATTGAAAAGATACCTTTGGAATTAGAGAATCTATTATATCCTAACACAACACTTAATATCAAGATGTTCGATGGTCTCAATATATCTCATCCGCAAAATTTAGGATTTATAGACGATATTGTTTTTATAGAGCTTATTAATAATTGTAGAGTATTTCTTGCTCTGAATAATAGTTTTTTGGGCTATGCTCTTATGCTAGACAAACCAGTATTGACAGCAGAAAGCAACAACTGGATTAAAAAAACACAGATTACAAAAGAAAATCTAGAAAATATAAACAATCTACCCAAGCCATCTCTTAGTATTCAGGATATTAAAAATAACTCGTATAAGAATTTTATAGAGAAAAATTTACTATGAACAAAACAATAGGATTTGTAGCACTAAATATAGAAAATGATCAGCAATCCAAATTTATACTGGATACTATAAACAGACTTAGTATAGCTGCGCCATTTTTAGATCATATACTTTTCAATACCTATTACTTTAGTAATATAACATCATTTAATAGTTTTGCAACGCTGCATATTAATGAAGCTAAGTATTTTAAGGGACCTTTGATTTGTTTTACTCTAAAAGATATGATTTTTGTATCTGACTGCATATCAAAACAAAAAATCTTTATATGTAATGCTCCCGAATGGACAGAAACTATTAATAATCAACCAAAAGATAATCTGACCCTAAGGCTAACAAGACATAATGAGCTACATAAATACTATGTAGAAAATAACGACATATTATGTACTACTGTCAAAGATTTTAAGCCACTATTAGATATTTGTTGGAAACCATCAATATTATTACCAGATAATACTCCAGAAAGCATATATGAGCATATTAAACTATAATAAATTATCTGATTCTGAAAAGAAAAGAATTATCCTAGATTTATATGTAAATAAAAAAATGAGTCTGGGAGATGTAGCTGAAAAACTCCAAACATATCCTAATAAAATTAGAAGAGACGCTAAAAAATTTAATATATCCCTAAGGGATAAAAGTAATGCTCAGAAAAATGCTTTAAAAACTGGTAAACATAAACATCCAACCAAGGGCACTCAAAGAGACCAACAAACAACTATGAAAATAGGACTTGGGGTTATGAATAGCTGGAATGAATTATCTCAAACAGAAAAACAGAATAGAGTTTTACAAGCTAAACAACAGTGGGATAATCTATCAGAAGACCAAAAACAATTAATGCAAAAGAAGGCTATTGACGCTGTTAGACGATCTAGTAAAGAAGGATCTAAGCTAGAAAAATTTATCCTCAATGGCCTATTGCACAATGGATACAGAGTAGATTTTCACAAAGAACAATTCCTATCAAATACAAAATTACAACTCGACATTTTCCTGCCATCACATAACATAGCAATAGAGATTGATGGGCCATCTCATTTTGAGCCAGTATGGGGTCAGGATGCTCTACAAAGAAATCAATCATACGATTCTAAAAAAACAGGACTATTACTTGGAAAAGGGATAAAGCTGATAAGAATCAAGCAATGTCATGATTTTTCTAAAGCTCGCTCATCTCTTATTTTGGAAAATATTATATCTACTATAGAAAAGATCAGTAGCAAAATTATTCAGGACAATATTATAGAAATAGGAGATTGAATTTTATGACAAAAAGTAAGAACACCGCCGAAAACGAAATGGATACTGTTACTAAAAGAAATCCTACTCCTAATGATCTAGAATGGACAGATCATGTTTTAACTCTTTTATCCGATGATGAAAAAATCGCTGGTAATCCCACAACAGATGGTTTGAGGCGAATTTTTGAAGTGGCCTTAAACTGTAGGTTAATGTCATCAACCTCCACGGTAGTCCAGTCTCCAAGTCCAGATAATGAAAAAAGGGCCACGGTGGTGCATTCTCTTACCTATCGTTTAAATCCAGAACAGGCCGACCCGGAAGGTTTTAATATCCAGACCGTGGATGGCTCTGCGGACGTTTACTGGGGTAACTGCGATAAGGTATATCGCAACCATCCGGTAGCCGTGGCAGAAACACGGGCAGAAGGCCGAGCTTTAAGACGAGCATTAAAACTGCGCAAAGTTGTAGCAGCAGAAGAAATATCGTCAACTATAGAAGATGATCCTGACGGTAATACCGTTTCTAAGATTACTCCCAATCAGATCAATTTTATAGATGTAATTGCTAAAAGAATAGATATTAATCCATTAAAAGTAGTAGCTAGTCTTGGTATGGAAGAAAAGAATATTAGGAATATTGACTATCCTGATGGTATCTCTATTATTAGAGAGCTATCAAAGTTACAACAAAACCTTGAGGCTATTCCGTCAGAATTCAAAGGCTACTCCGATACATGGAAAGGTGAATCATGAAATTAAGATATAAAGTTGGTGACCGATTAGAGTTTGAGGTTGAAGGCGCTGGTCAAAAGGAAGTATTCAAGGAACTAGCTTCCATACAAGAAATTTTCGGTGAAGAAAAGTGCGGATTGTGTGGTAGTACTAATATTAAGTTTATTGTTCGAAATGTTGAAGGAAATGACTATTTCGAATTAAGATGTGGTGATTGTGGTGCTGTTCTAGCATTCGGTCAGCATAAAAAGGGTGGTACGCTATTTCCCAAGCGCAAGGATGACGATGGTAACTATCTGCCTAATAAGGGATGGCATAAGTGGACTAAGGATGAGAAGTCAGAAAAGGATTCTAAAAAGAAGTGAATTTAGATCAGTTATGTATTATCGCTGATGATAAATCAGATAGATATATCGAATTACAAGGCGAGTTAGAAATCCTGACTCGCTTTGTTTTTTTTAATAGCATAGATCGTATATACAAATACGATTATAGAGAATTGTCAGATAGTGATCGATCTAAATATAGCACTAATGCATCAGATAGAATTGCAAAACTAAACTATACAGAAGGATATATACCAGATAGAGCCTTGTGTGTTTGCTTAAATCATCTAACAGCTCTGGAAAAAATTGCTCAGAATCCAGATCCAAATCAATGGTCAATGATATGTGAAGATGATATTTATATCCCTAATAAGTCTACTATAGAAAATGATCTACAAGAATTAAATAAAAACTTACCAAACGATGCTGATTTGCTCTGGATATCATCAGGAAAGAAATCTCTCGATTCAACTTTTAGAAATGTCTCGGGATTCGATCTTTCTGTTATATTGCAACAGAGGTCTATATTGATGCCGTCAATATTTTCTACGGAACCTAAAATTATTAATGAGAGATATATAGAAATACCTCGATCTAGATATGCTGATTGTATTCTGATAAAAAATCATATCGCTAAATTTATAGCTGAAAAATTCATGGAACATAAATTTGCTACCCCAATAGATTGGGAGTATAATTATATCTTAACCCTATATCCACAAATAGTATCCTACTGGATGATCCCTGCAATATTGCAACAAAATCCTAAGTTTCTCTAAGTTAATTTTTTCCATTTGCCTATAGGGCACTCTTGGTCCTTCCATGCCAGTTTATTCATATAAATCTGATCTCTAACAGCATGACATCCGCATTTTTCACAAGTATTATTCTTATAGAACTCACAAGACGAGCATATTTGATATCTTTGATCAATTTGTTCTATTGAGCATTTTTTAATATCATCTATGAGTTCATCCTGTTTTATTTGAGTTTCTGTGCTAGTGTTTGGATCTATGGGCTTAAAAACGATGCCATAATCTTGTGGTGGATACATTTCTATTTTTTTAGAACAAATAATTGATGGATATTCTATAGGATCAAAACTCATTGCTATAGAACCACATAGGCGACATTTGTACTTGAATTGTTCGATACGTATAAACTCACACATTAAATCGTAAACATTCATTAGATATTCCTTTCATTCGCAAACTTTCCGCTATCATCATAGTCATAAGGAACCCATTTGTAATGATTTTGGGTAACAAAGATTTTTCTGTCATATGTATCCTGTAAGGCAATTTTTTGTCTTTCTCCGAACCATGCTCTAAAAATCATTTCATTAAGAATTTGATAGAATGGAGGAGTATTAGTAATAGTATTAGCATTATATAGCTGTCTCGGATTTGTTTTATGGCATTCCCATAAGTATAATTGACTTTGATTAACAATATTATTACCTAATGTGACTTGGAAATCTGTTGGAATTTTTCTTGGTAAATATTTGAATCTAACTACAACCTCTGGATTAGTGAATAATTCTGAAACTGGAACATATGTATGAGTTTGCATAGGTACCTCATAAACCTGTGTTACATCCATTCTTACCAAAGAATCATTGGATGTCTCACCACAACCAACATAGTAGGTTTGTTTTGTTTGTCTTTCTTCATATGTAACTCCAGCGGCTCTTGGTACTATTTCACTTGGTAATTTATATATACTTTCATGAGAACTAGTAATATTATCCATATTAGGCCATACCGGACCAATACCCTCTGTATTGCACATATTAGCACAGAAAGAGAAAGTTCCTTTAGAATGAAAACATTTTTGTATCACAGCTAAAGGAATCTTCGACGATCCGCTAATAACTCCAGAAGCCTCATGTGGAACACTAATCCAATAATAATTACTATCATATATTACATTAATTTTATTGTTAAAAATATTTTCTAATTGCACTATTCCGCTAGCAGCGCTAACTTGTCCTGGCTGTACCGGGGATTGACTTACAAGATCAAAATCTAGTATACTATTATCTAATGTTATATCATAGAATGGTAGATAATAATCCAATACGTCTGGATTTTGTCTATATCGTTTATGGGCTTCTTTGGCATTTATTTCTAAAACTTCTGCATTTTGTTCTGATATATTAAGAACATTATGCGCATATATTCTATTTGGTATAATATCTAGTGGTCTAGGATATCCCGTAAAAGAGATAAATGCATCCTCTTTCGTAGTGCTGTACGGGTGTTTTGGCATCTTTGGGTAAACTAATCTTGGATTAAATTTTATATACGAAGTATGTGTTGATGATTCATTATAACCCTTAGTAAATTTGACTTTACCACAATAGTTAGTTTTACTAAAATGATAATCTAAATTTAATAGATTAGGATACTGCTCTTGATTACCAACAACAGGAATAGATTCTGGCTTCATTAGATTGGTTCCCCAACCTAAACCACCTTCAGCATATAATTGATCATATATATATGATGATGTAAAAGCTCCTAAACTACGATCTCTTATATTTGACCATTTACCAAAGTTAACTATATCACTATTATTATTGTATACTAATCCATTCAGCGCTTTACCACCAGCATACATCTTAGGCTCTTCTTGATCATTCAATCCTCTTTTATAATTGATCTCGCCGCTAGGTGCTATTTTACCATCTGTTACTATAGGATCAAATAGAACAAAAGATGTACATAGATTACCGGCCCTCTTATGTACAACGCCATTTAAAAATGTTTTAGGACCCACAGCTTCTGGATCAGTATTAGATAAGTCTATTGGAGGATTAAATTGTATAATGACTTTAGCATTATATATTTCTTTAGCGTTGGAATTCTCGTCTAGACTATCGTCAGGATATAAATTTTGCGGAGGTTCTAATTGTGTCGCTACTGTACTAGGATTCTGGATTCTCAATTCTGTTTCTTTATACCAGGGATTTTTAATTTTTTGTATATAGATATCTGTTATCGTAGCATCCACTTTATGTGATTCTATTTTTTGTGTTGTAGAACAGACTATACAGTTCCCGTCTTGTCTTTGTGTACGCACACTATAAACGGTATGGTAATTTAATTCTATATTTTCTCCCTTCATAAAACTGTAGTATGCTCTAACGCCATCCATACTCATTCTATCAGTATTAAGCATGGTTCCTATATTAAAATCAAACCCAGGATATGTTAATGGTTGAGTATACTTTTGGTCCGTAGTCTCTCCTTCTGATAAATATTTAGTATGTTTTAAATAATTAAACTTAGTGTTTTCTAATACAGGAGATGAGTGTGACGAGTATTTAAAAATATCAGCTTCAACATTATACCATAATCCATTGGGATGTTTTACCTCTAGCTGTACCTTATCTGCCTGACCAAATGGGGCATCATCATACAAACCTATATTTCTAGTTTGGAATCCAAATAGTTGTTTCGCATCATCTGTAGAACCCTCGATTTGTAAATATCCTTTGTTCTCCATATATCTGTTAAGCTTCTCTCTTCTGGTTGCTCCAAAATAAAATGGACTAGGAAAAAATGCTCCTACTAAAAATCCTAAATCCCAACCATAGCCTTGTGATTGTAAATCATTAGCTATACTCATATATGTTAATAATCCAACCAATGATGGATGAAAGGGAGGAATAAAAATAGGCTCTTTAGGAAATTCTGGTACTACGGTTTCTCTTGGTCTAGGAGGATCTGGTTGTGGTATGCATCCTAATTCTACAGGATAATTTCCAGCACTAACATTTTGCTTAGGATACTCTGGATTAATTGTGGAAAAGGGAGCATCTAGATTTATAGGTGGTAATAAGTGTTTTTTATTTCTAAAATTAGCTATAAAATTATATCCACTTGGATATGTCATATTAAATGTATCATGATTATAATGAAATCTATTAAAAATATATGATTGAGTATATCCAACAACAGGACATCCTGTACATACTTGTAAATCAAAACAAGAACCTCCCTCGTCTTCAGATCCCATATCAGAAGCCTGTATGCCCCAGGTTCTTCCTATCTCGCTAGATGAAGTTCCAACAAAAGCAGGAGGAGGATTTGGATCGTCTATGTCTACAGGATCAGGGATAGGTCCATCATAATCCCAAAAGCCAGTATATGTACCACTTGTTCCGATATAATAATCTAAAGATTGTGGTGGAGCTATAAAATCATTACTAAAAGCATAATCTAAATTTTTCCTAGAAAAATTAGTAAAGAAAGCATTAAAATTACTACTATAATTTAATAATGATGAATGGAACAATAAATGTCTAGGTTCTGTTCTGGATCTGTCCGCCCATGGTCCAAGCCATGCATTTTTTTCTCGTGCTATTTGTTTTTGTATTTTACTAGCATAGTTAGGGTCCTCGTTTGCTGCTGCGCTTTTAGCTAACTTTTCTAGGTATGCTTTGATATATGTAAAAGCTATCCATCTTTGCTCAAGAGAATCAAATAGTGCTATTTTAAGTTCTTTAGGTACTGGATGCGTGAAATTTTTTAATGTTGCAGATAAATGAGTAATAAAATTTGTATTCTGATCTATATCTATGGTTAGTAAATTTGGAAATGCTGATACTTGACGATCTCCATTCCCATAGGCTTCGTCTGTCATAGGATCTATTGTTATTAACCTATAGTCGCTTCCTGCTGGAGGCGATCCGGCCTTGGCATTGTTTTCAGCGATTGTTAATGTTAATTCTCTAAATAATGCTCCTCTGCCAGTATATTTTTTACACGGAGAATCATTTTCATCTTTAACTGCCGTTTTACCTATTAAGCCAGATGGTAATAATGTATAGTCTATCCATCCTTTATTCGGATGGAAAAATCCTTTTCTAAATGTTATTTCATTAGCAAAATCTGTTGGTGTCAAAAAACATTTTACTAAAGACTTATCTCTTAGGCTACTTACTCCGGCAGCTCTAGCAGCAGCAGCTATCTGAGCTTCATCTCTATTATAGTAGAAAGAATTTTTAGCTGCTTGTGGTAGTATGTTACCAGATCCAATAGGATATATACCTCCAACGCCAGACGATATGGGTAATGGATGATCTATAATTCTTAAGCCTAGAGCATTGACATCCTCAACTCTATGGCCACCATATGCGACAATTGGCGGAGCATATCTATTACTTAATAAATAAGAAGACTCATTAAAATCATATCCTATAACAGCATTATAAACACTAACCTCGTCACCATATACAGGAATTTTATTGGGAAACGGGCGACAGGTAGCTTTTTCTAATGTATCGTCTCTTAAATGAGTAACGTTAATGCCGTATAATTGTATATCTGTATCATTACCACAATTAAACTCTATAGTAATCTTTTTTGAATCTAATGGTCTATTCCCTACATCTCCACGAATACTAGAAGGCAAAAAATATTGAGCCTGGCCTATTGGTGTTGGAGCTGTCCGTGCTCTCCAAAATTTATTCATACCAACTGTTAAAAATGATATATCTTGGAAATAAAAACCACCCAAACGATGCATGTATACTTCTTTTATATTTGGAAGAATACCGTTCTGAGCACCAGTACCTCTCTCATCAAATCGTTGTTCTACTAATGATAATGTTCTATTAAATTTAGGAACTGTTCGAGCATATTCGTCTATAGAATACCTAAAAAATCTAACAGCATTATCAAAAGTTTGGTTATCCTGATAAGTAGTATTTTTGAAAATTTTTAAATTGGATCTATTATTTCCATTTGTAAGCGTAACATCATAAAATTCTCCAGCATTATCACTAATCAAAAAATTATTTTCGATATTATATTTTTGCTGAAAAAGTCTAGCAATACCAAATTTTTCATATACACTATTCATAACCTGATTATAATATTCTTTGGAAGAATTAATGGTATCAGTAGCCATGATAATTGGAATCTCTGTTTTATTCGAATCATCATTATTGTTTGTGATATACTTTAATACAAGAGCCTCCTTTTGATTAGGCTCAAGAGCTGTTGCGTCGGGAAATTTTAAACGAGTATATAATTCTAAACCAGCAACATTAATTCTTTGCTTATACCAAACTCCTGCATTATTGGTTCTATTTAATCCTAAAGTTTTCATATCTTGAAAATCTAATAGAATACGCAGATGTGGTTCGTATATCTTAAACTTAGATACTATTTTTGTTGTTCTGCCCTTAGGAAATTCAATAAATCTATTCTTTTTATTTTGCTGAAATAGTGCTTTTAATAGATCTTTTTTTGTATATACTAAATTTTGATCAAATGATTTCAAAGTTGTATTCTGTGCTTTGATATTGGCAGTATACACCTGTGTCATGATACTTGGTGCGGCACTGGTGGTTGGCATAGGAATATTACCGGCCATAGGTTGAGTAGCAACATCGTTAACTGTTACGGATGGCTGGGAAGCATTTCGTCCAAATATATTTTCCAGATCTGTTTTTAAATTTTGTATACTAGAAGTAAGATTTTTTAAATTAATATTTGTCATATTAATATCTGTAGCTTTGATATGTTCTGTTGCAGACACAGGGGCGGTACATAAAAATCTAGCTAAGTTTTTAATAGCCATATATTCTGCTTGTTTTTGTTGATCCATGTATATACCAGCAGTAATGCCGCCAACATCTGAGTCATTAACTGGAGACATTTGAAATAAATTCTGTAAGCCAATATTATTTTCAAAATTTAACAACTTATTAAGAATATTTGAATATCTATCTATGTCCTTAGTTATTAACTCTGTTCTGGGATATGAAAAACTACCTATTTCAGTTGGCTGACCAGATAGCCAATCATCCTTATCTGGAACACTCTGAAAATATACTGTAAATTGATCATTGGGTATATAAATATCTACGCCATTAATAAATCTTTTTTCTCCAAGATTTTCCCAGTATCCATCGGTGACCTCATAGATATATTCTTTACCTCCTTCTTTAATAAGGACTCTATCACCGAGAGATAATCCTGGCTGTATACCGTATCGTTCTATATTAGTATGAGATGAAGTTGTCTGATATTTTTTATATCCTGATTCTGGTATATAGTCTTGATTATTCCATCTGATACCAGGCAGATCAACTACAGATTGAGTTTCCTCGTATGGTCTTATCTCATATGTGGCTCTAATATTAGTTTCTCTAGCAATATCGTAATATCTGTACCAGAAAAGCACACCTAATACTGGTGCCGTAAGAAAGTTATTTTTTTCTAATCTCCAGTCAACTTTAAATGTAGATCCACCACTTAGAGTCCAGCTCTTCAATATAGGATTATCTATGGTAATAAAATTTTCCCACGCTAGTCCAGCTTCATATGGATTTTCTTGAGCTGATGCTGAACGAGTTACAAATGTATTTTTAACAGACGGATTTCCTGGTTCTATATATAAAAAGAATGGTCTCCATATTCCACTTATGCCTACATCGTATTGAGTGATACGAGACTGTAACAGTTGATTAATTGTAATTTGACTGTCTTGTAAAGTATCCCAATCTAAATCATAATCAAAATCCGATGCAAAAATATCGCAATGGTTTGTTCCGTATGATATCATGTCTCCTTCTGTTTTATTCTGTAAATCTTCTCTGATAACAGTAATTGCCTGAGTACCAGATACAGGGGCGGGGATGACCCTTGGAATAAATGTGGTTTGCGCTGGTATTTGTGTTTGCTGAATATAATTATTATATATATCCAAATTATATGGTGGATATGTATTGTAGACATTTTGCGCAGCAATATTTAATAATTCTTGTGCTGTTGCTACAAAACTTTGCGCTTCAAATGTAACTGGTATTGTAGCCATAGTTATTCCAGAGTATTGATCTTATTTACTAATATTGTTAACACCTGATATAATTCATTAGCTATCTTATCTTCTATAGTTTCGTACCATGACATTGCTGTTGTTAAATTAGCTTTATTCTCTACATCAGATAAATGAGATAGTACTGCTATGGCTTTTTTAAAATCTGTAGTAAAATTTTGTAATAATATTTCCATTTCCTTAATTAGTAGATCTCTTAGATCTAATTTACCAATCTGGTTACATTTAATAGCAATGGCTGTAATTAACTGATCTTTTATATTACTAATATGATTATCTATTTTTTCATGCGCTCGTATAATAAATAAACTATCATTGAGTAATTCAACATTGTCATATGTAATAGATTCTATATTTTCTATCATGGCCTTCCTACCGTCATCAAATTCCAAGATCCTTCCATATATATAAATAGCGCCCTATGATTAGGCTTTGCCTCTAAATTTAAATGATTAACAAATTGAATATTAATCTTAGTAACATCTTGTGTTCTAGTATTATTAGGAACAGCATATGTGCTATGTATTATAGCATTAAATCCTTGTTGTATTACTCCTGATGCAATAATTTGTGTTTTTGAAATAGGCTCGTAGAATCCCGTATCCCCGTTATACTTACAATATAATTTAGCTCCTCGTGGGGCAGTATATCCCGATAGGTCTTTTACGAATACCACCCTACGCAAGCCAGTTGGTAATGGGTCTTTTGCAAATTGTAAATCATCCAAAAATCCTCTAGCTGGATATGTTGTTCTAGAATTTCTTTCTAATGTAAGGTCTTCTTCCAATACCACATATACATTCTTCGGTGCTTGTGGTCCTACCCATACTTTTCTATCAGAGTCCCACCTAAGATCAATAGGTCCAACCGGCCATTTTTCTGGAGTTTGACCCCACTTTTCCAAGAAGGCCATTTCTTTGTATGGTTTTGACCATTCTCCTCTAGTAGCATCCCATACTTGATTTCTGCCGATTATAATATCTCCAGCATCAGCACTTTGAGGATCAAACGATCCATAAGTTCTTAGGTCTTTTGTTCTGTGTGGTCTTCCAAAACTATCTACCATTTTGGCTTCACCAGATGCATTTGGTACAGGATACCCCTCTGTATCATATCCCCAACCGTGCATAACCATTGGTCCTCTGAAACTCATAAATCTTTGATTGAGTAATGGTAGCTGCGGTCCTGCTGAGTCATTAGCATTTGCATTTTGCGTATATGATCGTCTAAATTCGTAGTCGAGATCTAAGAAATCTTTTGCTAATAATTTACCAGGGAATATATTTGGTTTAGGCACATATTTACCTTGAGCATTATCCCAAACATATAAAATATTACCATTAACATTATTAACTATTACTTCTCCAGCAGCAATATTATCTATAATATCTAATGCATTTTTAGGAGCAATCATACCACGAGCTACTATCTCTATACCATGACCACTCATATCGTTATCTAAAGCATTGATATTTCTGAATTCACCAGAAGCTACAATAATAGGGTTCAGATTGTATACATTAATATTACGCTTACCAAATACTTCTAGATATTTTTTAGGATTACTAACTAAACTTTTATCGCTCACATATTCATAAATAACAGTATCTGTGTTAGTTGTACCTCCTGTTGGCGTTCTAACAGCTAATCTTAGACCAGAAGCAAGTATAAATGGAGGTGCGCTCTCAGCAACACTGAAATTTTTAACATCTGGTACCTTAGTTTTATCTTCACAGTATTCACATCTAGCTTTTATAGTTGGTGATTGATACCCAATAGTTGGACTAATAGTTTTATCATAAACTCCATTTCCTTTACATATTGGACAAAATTTTCTATCATATTTAACATAACTAATAGTACTAGAGTGAGGGGTGGGATAAAATGATACAGGAGAAAAGAATCCGTCAAGGCTCATCATAGACTTTGATGAATATGCATTATTTAATTCTCGTGAAATTTCTTTGGCGTCGAATATGCCAACTTGACCTCTATGAGCTTCTATAGTTCTGTCTTTGTCCGATAATCCTGATGCCGAAGGAGCTGCTCGGCCAGATGATGACGATGTTTGTATTTGTTTACCAAATGCATTAAAAGAACCAACCATAATTTCTACAGGGCTATTTCCACCGGTAAGACTGTCATATAAATAGTCTCTAAAAGATGTTTTGAATGTTAAATCTTGCTTCTTTTTCATTCTATCATAAAGAGCTATGCTTAATTGATGCTGTTCTCTTTGTCTTTTGCGTGATTCTACTATAAGTTTCTTTAATCTATCAGAATTATCTTTATTAAAAAGAGAAAGCTTAGATTGATATGTTCTGAATGTATATGTTGTTTCGCTTTGTTGACCAATATTAACCTGAATATTAGAAATATTGCTTGAGGATGGAGATTGAAAATTAGGATTTCTGTTGATAGTAATACTATTAACTCCTCCTAGAGAATTAGCTATAGGTTCGTAATTAAAAATAGTACTAGTATTTTCTGTTAATACATCACCTAAACTAAAAATAGGGTATCCCGGCACACTAAGCTGACCAGTTTCTAAAAATTGTTGATATGTCGATTTCTCCATAATCTTTAATTCTACTGCCATATCCAACGCATACATACCCCCGTAATTCCAAGGAGCTAGATCGTTATCAACCTCTATATTAACTGGTCCTATCATATTTTCCATCGCTACATTACGGTTAGTATCATTAATTAAAAATGGAAAAATAGTTTGTTTTTGTTTGTCTGGATAATTAATCCATGGACCATATACATGCTGATTAGATAATAATGGAACAGCAGCAAATCCAGGTAATGCAGATTTGGGAGATAATGATAAGTTTTTCGATGTATGAAAACTTTGTGTAATCTGTTCTGCCAAACTCTTTGGTTCTTCGGATGGGGTAATTCTGCCTCCAGCATCAAACGCAGTAGCTGTACTACCTAAATTAGGAGCACTATTAGAATTATTAGAGATATAACTATTGCTGATCTTCAGAAAAGACTGCTGCATAGGAGACATCAGTTTCAATAGTATATCAAGTAATCCTGATGCTGGACCAGTATTACTAGTGTATGCTCCTCCGTCTCCTGTTCGTGTAAAAAGAGCAAACTCTTCTGCCGCAGCCACAGGAACAAGTTTCGATGATGGACTAGTATTCGAGTCTGAACCGAGACTTCCAGAATCATTGACTGCTACCATGCTATTGATTGTTAGTATTGCTCTAGCATCACCAAGATTAGCTGGATCCATATAGATCATTTCATCTTCAGCAGTAGCAGAAACAAATAATTTTCTCATTCTGTTAATAACTTTATTACTACTAGAAGCACTATTCAAATTGCCCATATATAGACTAAATGCATTGTAATAATTGCTTTGGTCAGGAGTTTCTATCAGAATTGCTTCTGTTGGTCCAAACTGATACTTTAATCCTGGATAAAAGAATTCCTGAGGTTTGCACTGTATGCTTGCAACTCTACGATCACTAGGAGCAGCACTATTAGCTTTAGTAGAATTGTCTCCACCAGGAGATGCTGTAACGCCAGCAGCATCATCAACAGGAGTATTATCGTCTGGTGCTGGTGGGGTGGTGTTAACAGGAGACGTGTTGGTCCCAACAGGATTTGGTCCGTTTGTTCCTGTTTCGTCGGTAGGTCTAGGATCAGCCATATTATAACCTTTTAAGAACAAGCATTTGTATTGTTATTATTAGTACTGCGATCAAAATCTGTATATCTATTAGCATTAGATAATGCATTAGATCGTTTAAGAATATCATAAAAATAAAACATATTAGGACCATTAACAAGTTTACATACATTATCTCTAACCCATTCACAACACCAATATGCTTCATAATCAAATTTATCATCAGCCGGATATCCTAATATTGGTTTGATTCTACCATTTTCATCTGTAAAAATAGAAGCAGCATATCCTCCTACCATAATAGAATCATCAATACTATTACCATATTCTTCCCATGCTCCTTCTGGACTAATACTATAATTAGAATAGATTTTACCAGTTCCTTCAGTAACATAACGCGGATTAGCGGCTGATCCTATATTTACATATTTAAATTGAGTGAGTGCTGGTACATTTCCGGCATTAGGATTAGATACGGTACCTCCTTCTTCATTAGATGGTTGTCCAGACGGTCCACCAGTAGTAGAACTAGTGCTACCAGTATTAGCAGAATTAGGTGCCGGTGTTGGGGTTGGTCTGGGATCCATATTAATCATAGTATCTCTATCTCTATATGACAATACCATGGGCAATCTTACCATAAATTGTTTACCATAATATTCGTCACCAATTCTCTTAAAAAATGCATGTAAGGTTTTTAGATCATCCACTAAAGCACTTTGTAGACCAGCGGCGCGATTCTTTGGTGTTGAGGATCCAGCATTAGCGCTTTTAGTTTTTTGGTTAAGTGCTGTATCTATTTTAAATAAAGCGCAAAAAATAGCGCAAGCATCCCAATCATTATCTGAGGTAGCCTGCCAATCAGATGTTGTATCTTTTTGTTGGGGTTTATTGGCTCCTTGACCAGAAAATGTTGTTGATGTATCATTCATATTAGCTGTTCCAGGAGCGGACGGTTCGTTTCTTCTTGTTGCTTGATTATTAGTTCTTTCTTTTCCAGGAATAGTTCTATTACCACAAACAGCATTTTTGATCATTTGCTTAATATGAGGATCATGTATTCTCATACTAAGATAGCCGATCCATGAATCATACCCTGCTAATGCCGCCCTAATCTCTGTTTCATGTACTATAAATGTTCCGCCATTATATATTCCTTCTAATTCTAATCGTGTAATAGGTAGTTCTTTAACATTAAATTCTATAACAATCCCATTAAGCCATGTATCAAACCAGACTGGTCTGGGTTTTCTTGTTTTATCAACTAAATTATATTGTGATTTTGATTTATCAATATAATCAACAGTTCCAAAATATGGACATACGCTGCAATACATAATTGGTAAGAATCTACTATCTCCATCATTTAGTCCCCAGCTAGCATCTTTATTAATTAAATACTTATTTCTATTCGTAATATAATGAGATTTATTATTGGTATTCCATACATTATAACCAATTTCTGCTATTGCGCGTGAAAAATTGCTTAAAATAGTACTTTCTGTTCCTGCGTTCCTAGAATTATTAGAAGCTGATGTGCCAAATCCGCTGGCTCCTGTATAAGAAGTATTCCAAAATGGCGTTCTCTCATGTAAACTTTGGGTAAAATTATTGTCACGAGATGCATCAACAAATGCGCTTGTTGACCAAGAAAATAATGCTTTTGCTATATCTCTTAAAAAAACATCAGAATATTTAATTGTTGTAGATCCATTTTGAGCTGGTATAGTATTTACATCTGTAGTTGATGTACTGATAGAGCTATCAGATTTGTAATAGTTACCTTTTGCTGGGAAAATATTATTATCTCCAGTAGATACATTATAAGTATCCTCCTGAAGATAAAAATTATCTACTGGTTTTTCATTGGGTCTTGTTATTGATGCTGGTCTATTTAATGCTAATGGGTCTCGCACAGAAGACGGATTGGGCATTCTGTAATAATTTTTGAATTTTGCATGTCCAATTCTACCAGATAAAATATCATCATAGTGTATAAAAGTTTTATATGTTGTATGATATAAATAATTACTAGATTTATATGCTAAACCATAATTTTTGGTTTGAAATAATCTTTGTTGTTTAGCTCCTATAAGCATTGTTCTTGGCTTGGCTGACGAATTGTATTCTTTACCCAGACTTACCGAACTAACAGCCACTTTTTGTTCGCGCAATCTTGCAATATAATCGGAAATTTTTCGATCAGATGGCTGTACTCTTCTGGATACCGTTCTTAATTTGATAATTTTGATTGCAGGATACCCTGTGTATACCTTTAGGAATAACATTTCATAGAAAAAATCTACCCCGGACTTATCGCAGATTTCTGTGATGAATGCATTAAGATCCATCACACCCTGAGAGCAATCTGTTCTTAATTGGTTTGGAACTACCGGTAATTCTCCCAAATCTAAATAGTACAATTGCTTAACTTCTTGATTAATAATTGGATTATTTCCTCCGGATGGAATAGTTGCACTAATATCATCAGGTGGGATAAGACCAAAATCAAAAATATTATATTCTGTTCCTGATGCATCAGCACCAATTGGTGCGCTATTCCTATATACTGCCCCATCGTCTCCTATTTCTAAAAATCCAGATACTGTGCCATCTGTAGCATATCCTCCACTAGAACGTTCTTTGACTCTGCTTAAAGGAAATGATAATTGAGGATTACTTCCTCCGTAATTAATAGGATGTATAGAGTTTCGTGCCTTAGGCACACTACCAAGATTTGGTCTATAGATCTCCATTGCTAAAGTGTCTAATGGAGTTTCTCTTGGAGTTGCACTCATAGGACTACGACCAACTAATGCTCCAAAAGGACTAAAAACACTTCTGTTTGTTCGTCCAGGCAATGCTGTTGATGTTACAGGAATTCCTAGTAGGTAATTTAAAGTATAAACTACGCTATTTGTTCTTATCCCGCTATCATTGATATTAGCTCCGCCAAAACCACCGGGCGCCATTGCTTCCAGAAATCCATAGATATTTAAAATATTAGGTATATTACCATCTAAACCAATATTACCCTGAAAGGCATCGGCCAAGTTAACTTCATTACTATCCCAGAAATTATTAGATGGACCAGAAATATATGGTCTATTAGCATCATTACTGTCTCCGCTTGGGGGCGTTGGCATAGTTGTACCTTTGACAAATACTCCGCCAGAATAATTGTTTAAAATCAACTGAGCTTGATTTACTATTTCATTTGGTCCTTCAATATCTACTTGATAGGAACGTCCTCCTGTTCCAGAGTTGATGCTTTTCCATGATTTTACAATACCACAAAACACAAAATCATCTAATTGAAAAAAGACCGGACATCCTATAATATCTACCGGTTCTCCAAGTTCCACATTAGTCTGACCGGTTATAGGATCTGTACCAAGAGTAACTCTACCATTACGACGAAAACGGTTTCTGGCCCCTATGAATCCTGGATCAGGACCTAGCCAATATTTTTGTTGTATAACTCCTAATGTTGTATTATAATGATAAAATAATTTACCAGGAACAATAATATTACCATTAGTATCTAAAAATTGCCTTATTCTAGTTTTATATGCCTTAGCGTCTTCGTTAACATTACCATTAGCATCTCTTGTTGGTTTTAAAATTTGATAGTAATGATTAACAGAATTTTGCTGAGCTAGAGCGGCATTTCTATACAATCCTCCGTCATATGTCATAGTATAATGAGGACTAGGATCTTCAACTAAAGTTACCGATAATTGAGATGGCTGATTACCCCAACCTAAACTAACATTAAAACTAGCTACACTACAACCCAAAAATAAAGTTTGAGGATACGGACCAAACATATTGCTTGGTAAAGCTAATCCAGTATCTATATTTCCTCGTGGTAGTATAGAATTTGGAAAATCAATAGGATTAATCGGCGTTGTGGCAGTTGCTGTTTGTGTGGCAGTTTTAGTAACTGCTGGAACAGGAGGATTATTTCCCCATGCATTTAAACTACCTTGACGAGCATGTGGTGTTGCTGTAGGAGATGGTACAGCCGGAGTTGGCGTAGGAACAACATTGAGAACATCACCTGTGTGTGCGCTATAATTACTAATGCCTGTTCTATAGTTATTAAAGGATGATGGGGCTTGATTCCCCATAGGAACAGGGCTACACTGCGGATCTGGTGGTGGTATATATGTCATGTCTTGTCCTTGTACTAAGCATCATAAACCCAAGTAATATTCTTGGAAAAACGTCCTTCGATTGGATTCCACGATTCATCGTCTGACTTAATATACACCTGACCAGCATATGATCCGTTAATAAGTTGTATAGTATTATCTCTAGCCCTCAATTCGGCTAGCTTAACAGGTGTCCATGTGTCTGGTAATACTGGCCTTAACATATCAATAATATTTAGTAGATCCTTATAAATGATACCACCTGTCCACATTGGACAAGCATTATATCTCATATCAAATTCTGCCATATTTCTTGGAATTGGTGTTTGTATTTCTATACTCACTTGTCGTGTTTTAGCTGTTTTGCTTCCTGTGTCCTGTAATATTGGTCCTCTTTTTCTTCCTAATACAAACATTTCTGCCACAATATCTGCTGGTTTAGAGTCTTGTACATTTAGTGATAAAATAGTTCCGCCCTTAAGTTGATTAGCACCTCGTCTATTATTGAATTCACAACTATATGTTATGGTGCCTCGACTAGGATCGCTACCTATAGTTTTATTAACAAATCGCGTATCTAAAATAATGTTTTCTTTTTTATCAATATAATCACACGTTCCAAAATTATTTTGAGGATATCTTATTTGGAAAAATCCACCGTCTGTAACAGAAGGAATAACTCCTCCCCAAGCGCTTCTAGTTAATTGATTTTGTGTATTATCTATAACGCTACTATTAGCATTTATAGCTGTTGTTTGTCCTTGAACCATATACATTGCCATAGTATTAGTTCTAGCATATAATAATGGCTCAATATAATTTCTCCAAGCTTCTAAAGCGTTACTATATTTAGTACTATAAATAGCGCCCTCATTAATATTTTGCAAATCGATCCTGCTAAAGTCTAAACCAAGAGTATAGTTACCATTATAAGTATTATGTGTTGTGGTTTGACCCATTGGCGCACCCTCATTATATCCTCCTTTTTTTATCTCTAATCCTTGTACAGTTCCATTTATACGAGCTGTAACATTAAAATTAGTATCTTGAGTAACCTCAACACTATAATCCTCTAAATAGTGTGTTGGTTTACTTAATGCCAACCACGTATCAGTAAGTTCGTATGTGCCATTAGATTCGCTAACATTAACAGCTCTTACATGATTATATAGATATATTTCTTCTGCTTGAGTTTTAGTTCCTGTTAAATTACCTTCTGTAACATAGCTATGCTGACCAAATCCTCCATTATTATATGCTAAGAATACATGATTAATATTATTATGTGGCATTTTTAAATGTTCTTCGACAAATCGTTTAGCATTATACCATGCTGATTCATTAAAATTTCTACTAGCTCCTGCTACTTCACCCTGATTGTATTGTCCGATTGGAGCAGACAATCCTTGCGCACTTAATCTATGACTTATTCTAAATTGAATTAAATTGTCTAATTTATTTAACCCAGCTGGAAAATTTGGCGGAGATGTTGCATTAGGATTATTATTAAGAACCTGTAAATGAAAATAGGATGTATCTTCAACAGGTTCTATTGTCCATTCATCATTGTAACTACTAATAGTATAGTGATGGGCATGTGGTAATGTGGCATTTTTAGAATGATTACATTGAAGCTCTATACTATAATCAATACTCTGAACCCAGTTATCATCTGTTTTAGAAATTTGATAACTAATCACCTTACACATCATGCCTTTACCAACCGCACCACCAGCAGCCGTTACAGTATCATCCCACCAGAAACCAAATTTACCACCAGTCAATGCTCCTGCCCAACCAGGATTACTATTATCCGGAGTGCAATGAACTGCTAATACTCCGTCTCTACTAAACAAATGACGTAATTGTTTTTCATCCTCTAATAGCCTATCTATTCCAGGTTTATGATTTTGTTCATTAATTCCTTTTTTATATGCTGTAATCTTTCCTTCTATAGTAATATTAATAGTTTCAGATAAGATATGTACATTAGCACTATCTCTATTAGTATTTTTACTCATATTAATGAACGGAGTAGGTCCAAACTTATTTAGATCTACTCCAGCATACCATATCTTTACTCCCATATTTTATATCCTATATAATAGCTATTATCAATTATGCACTAGGTGACGGTGTTGGCGTTTGGGATGCTGTCACACTAGGAGTCGGAGTTGGTGTTGGAAATAGTCTATTTGGAATCACTAACATATGATTGGCCAAATGTCCTATACCAATATTATCTATCTGATCTATATTTCCACTAATATTAATAGTACCCCATGGACCGTTAGCATTAGTTGGTAATTCAAAAGGAATAGTGGGCAAATTCACTACAGAAGGAATATTTCTAATAGAAGAAGTTAATGCTGTACGAGTAGTAACATTTCCTGTTTGTCCTAAATTGCTCTCTCCCCATGAATATAATTTATTATCTGTAGATTTAAGCGCAAATGATGTAATACGACTTGCATATACTCTTCTCCAATAGTTACGACTATTATCATTATTAACAGATCCAAAATCTACTTGAGCAATATCTAACTCATCAGGATTAGACGAAATAATTTTTGGAGAAGTATTAACTCTTGCTAATTGACCAAAAGTATTGTCTCCCCAAGCCCATAAAGAACCATAAGATGTAACATTTGAGAATTCTTTCTTGATAGCAAGATTATGGTATGCACCGGCAGCAATATCAATCCAGTAATCTGTTTCTATACTCTGATTTTGTATATCTGAATAGTTATCTTGCAATACATACATCTTAATTGGTAATGGTGCATATGGAATAACAACATTTGCTCTGTCTGGAAGATCTCTTTCTCCTATACTACCAACAGACGGATAGTTTTCTTGTACTACAATAGCTTTAGCTAATAGAGTTGTGCTATCCCCTAAACCTAACTGGCCAAAGTCATTATCTCCCCACACCCACATTTGCCCCATACCATCTAAAGCTAGAGTATGGAACCGGCCTAACGAAATTTTCTTCCAGCTAAAACCTCTATTATAGCAATAGCCACGACCGGGTGGTGGATTAACTAATCTCATTGTTGTTGTTAAGCCAATACGCACCACAGGTTTATTTTGTACTATTAGTATATCTTTTGCAGCATTAAGTTCTTGGATCAATCCTAATCCTAATTGGCCATACTTATTACTTCCGCAAACGAATAGTCTGCCTTGAGTATCCATAGCCATCGTATGAGATTCTCCACCATAAACTCTGGAGAATGTTTCGTATTCATAAGAGGTTTCATTACTAAAGCGTATAATAGAGACATATTTCATCCTCTTAGGATCTAGATTATTCAATCCAGGATGGTCGATACGAATTTTTGTAATACCATAATTAGATAGCCACTCAACATCCAATACCTTAACTTTGTATAATAATGGTGGACTAGAATTCTCATCATATACATTAACCATTACGCTAGATTTATTAACATTAGTCAAAATTGAACTAATATCGCCATAAATTGTTAGTACTGGGAAAGACTGTTTTGTAGGAGTTACTGTCATTGTGGGAGTAACAGTACCAGTATTAGTTGGAGTTACTGAACTAGTTGGGGTTACACTAACTGTAGTGGATGGTGTGGGACTATTGGTAGGTGTTTGTGTTCTGGTAGCACTCAACGTTAATGTGGTTGTGGGGGTAGCAGTTAAAGTGGCCGTTGATGTTGGGGTTGCTGTTGGCGTTTGAGTTTGACCGGGCGAAGCTGACGGAGATGGAGACTGGCTAACTGTAGGAGTAGGAGTTAGTGTTGTTGTACTAGTATTAGTAGGAGTAGCTGTTAAAGTTGATGTTGTAGATGGAGTTACAGTAGATGTTAGTGTTGGTGTTGTGGTGGCACTATAACTGATAGTTGGAGTTGGTGTAGGAGTTGCAAAAAATACAGTATCGTTATCTATGCAATATCTATACTCTTTGTATACTTTTAGCTGCTTAGGTGTTGGATTTGCCAATAATCCTGGATCAATATCAATTTTGGTTTTGGATACTATTGTAGGAATAATACTAAAATCTAAAGCCTCGTAATTTTCCCACTGTATTCTAATATTAGTTTCTCCACTAGCATATGTTGGAGCAACCCATATCTTGGCCACGCTAGTTTTGTGTATAGATCCACTATAATAATCTAGTATAACTTCGTCATTAAGAGAATACTCTTCTCTAACATCATAATTAATTTTAAGATCATATAGCGAAATATCAGCATCTATTGTTGTGATACTATTAATAGGTCTGGGTAGATAATGATTTCCTAACTGACCATCAGAATTACGACCCCAAGTCCAAGCATTACCATTAGAATCTAATGCTACCGCGTGCATATTTCCGAGACTAACCTGTTTAAATACTACACCATTCAGAGAAGAATCAGAAATACGGGTAAACATTGATTTACTTTCAAAATTACCTAATCCTAGTTGACCCCAAGCATTTACTCCCACGCTATGTAATGAGCCACTAGAGTCTATACCAACACTAAAATTTGATCCTGGCGCAATAGCATCAAAAAGCACAGAGTCAGATGATCCATTATCTCTATAATTTAGTATATTTTGGTAGTTAGCTAGTGCTGAAACAGTTTGTTCTGATAGTCTCGGAGGATCAATAAATCTATCATTGAGCAGATAACTCATTCCTAATTGACCATATGAATTATCTCCCCAAACTAACACATTTGATACTAATGCTGTGGGTGTGGGTGTTACTGTTGGTGTGCGTGTAACAGTTGGAGTATTTGTATTGGTTACACTAGGAGTAGGAGTAGTAGTAGATGTAACACTAGGAGTAAGTGTGCGTGTGCTGGTTGCTGTTGGAGTGCAAGTTTGCGTAGCCGTTAAAGTGGTGGTTGTAGTAGCGGTAGGGGTTGGTGTTGGGGTTGTTGATTGTGTTAATGTTGTTGTTGTAGTAGGAGTTCGTGTGAGTGTGCTAGTACGAGTTGGTGTGCCTGTTTGTGTGCGGGTAGGAGTAATAGAACTTGTTGGAGTGCTAGTTTGTGTGCGAGTTGGTGCGGGTGTTTTGGTTGGTGTTTGTGTGTTAGTAGCAGTTAGAGTGGGTGTTGTACTATATGTTACTGACGGAGTGACCGTTGGTGTTTGTGTGGGTGTAGGAGTAGGAGTAACTATAATTTCTGGTGGTATAATTTTATAGGCAGAAATATTGTTAAAAACACTACTATTATCATTTTTTCCTATTACCCAGTATGCTTCTGGACCATAACAACTATCAATCTCGGGCAAACTACCAAACTCAATCGTAGCACGATATCCTGGACCTACTAATGTAGGATTATGATCACCAGTATTATTAGTAGTTAGATAAGCTACAACTTTACCATAGGCATCTAACATTACCAATTCTAAGCTAGCATATATTAATTGTGTATAATATGCATTTTCTAATTTAGCTATTTTAATAATATCTTCATATGAATATGTAAAATTAGTAAATTCAGATGCTATAGTACCAACCTGTAATGGTACATTAATACCATTTCCATCACCATACCCTATTGATAAAGTAATAGTGCTATGATCATACGGATTTCGTAATGTAAATTCTCCGCCTACTCTATAAATAGTTAACGGATACTGTATAAGATCATTATAGTTTACTGCTATTCTCATTAATCATCCTTTAGTACTAGCCAGTAACCAGTGGATAGATCTGGTGTGGCATATTTGAAATCTGATCTGATAGGTATTGGAGTTGATGGAGCTGTTAATCCGGTACCCCATGTGGTGGTATTAGTCCAAAGTGTTCCAGCTGCAATTCCGTACTGGTTATACACCGGCGTAGTACCAGCAGTTATCATAGCAATATTATTAGCGCTAGTATAATTATCTGTCATAATTAGAGTGCCTTGAGCTGCTGTATTAGAACCCGGTATAATTTCTGTAATATTATTCCAGCCAGTTGGTAAGTTTCTAGCAGTAGAGAAATTAGAATTAATATGTAATTTATTATTGATATCGTATCCTATAAGCATAGTTCCATTTGCAGCCAATTTTGTATAAGCAGTACTATTATCTACTAAGACAGGAACAACATAACCACCAGACCATGAGGATAATGTACCGGTAGTAAACGATGTAGTAGTTCCACCGTTTAACCCGCTTACTGTGCCTCCACTCCATAACCCAACAATACGATATACCGCACCATCGCTCTTAATACCAAAAAATCCTCCATTATTACCAGCTACTGCTGACCATGTATCTGTATTAATTCTAACAGGAGCTGTGTCGATAGATGACATAGCTCCTGGACTAGTAGTTGAAGCAGAAATGAGTCTTTGGTCTCCCCATCCGTATAGTGTGCCATCAGTAGCTGAGATTGCCAGCACTGTTGGATAATATGTTCCAGTAAATTGGATAGCAGCAGCATCAGAGAATAATAAATTTGATCCTATACGAATCCATGAGCCATATCCGGTACCATTCCAATTATACGTTAATGCGTACAACTTACCACTACTGCTAAGGCCCCATAAGAATGCTCTTGAATACACGCTACTAGTGCTATATACTCCATAGTTACCAATAATCTTAACTATAGTCTCTCCGGTTGGATTTGGTGCGGTAAATGTAGGTACTGTTCCCCCAAGAGAATCATAAAAGCTCGATGAGCTAGTAGACCATACATTACCATCAGAAAGTAAAAATGCAAATGTATTGGGTCCACATCGTACCATTTGTTTCAGTGTGGTTCCATTAGTTTTAGCAAACGCACCTGTAGCAGATGAAGTTCTACGAACACTAGTAGAATTATATCTCCAAGAATCACTTGTATAATTCCACTCCGTCCATGCTGTAACAGTACCGGGAATAGCTCCGTCTGTTGCGGCCGTGCCTCTATACCATACTGTTGCGCTACGCTCTGTTAAGACTGTACTACTAGAAGCTAACGGATAGGCTTCTTGAGATCCAGACACTATGCAGCGATATCGATAACTATTAAATCCACTATTTAGACTTGATAAATTAAGAGTTGTTGAGGTTGCTCCGATAATATCAGAGAAAGAAGATCCTGTGTTTGAGCTAACTTGCCACTGGTATGATAACGATGCTCCTGATGTAATATTTGCAGCTACACTAAATGAAGCTGTTCCATTTCTTGACTCTACTCCTGTAGGTTGAGATGAGATTGTTATAATTGCTCCTAAACGGGTAGCAGATGAACTGTTGCCTCCAGCATAAATATTTTCCCACTGTGTATCTGTTGCGCTACCTACTCTAACAGGAGCATTTCTCTGAGTCGATGTATTGTCTCCTATTTGATTTTGTACATTATTTCCCCAGGCCCATAGTGTTCCGTCGCTCTGTATACCAAGCATATGTAGATTACCAGCACTAATATCATGCCAAGTTCCACTAACCTGTATCGGTATGCCCGTAGATAATGTATTACCAATACCTAATTGTCCAACGCTATTATCTCCCCAAGTATATAATTCATTATTACTATTTAATGCTGCTGTGAAATTTTGTCCGCAAACAACTTTTGTCCAGTTAACTCCACTAACAAGCACAGGACTTGTTCTAGGAGATGTATCATTTAGTCCTAATTGACCAGTACTATTATTACCCCATGTATATAATAATCCATTAGTATTAATAGCAGCAGAATGAGATTGTCCGCAAGATACACTTGCTACATTACCACTAACAGTAACAAATGATGTTTGGCTATTATTGTTGCCTATACCAAGCTGACCAGCATCATTACGTCCACATGATACCATCATACCATTATCTCTTACGGCCAAACTATGATTCTCACCAGTTGCAATATCAATATAATTATTACTATCTCCGGATATGCTGAGTGGAGACGATATAAACGATGACGATACTCCTTGTCCACACTGACCATAAAGATTAGATCCCCATGTATATAATCTATTCAATGAATTACCACTAACTGTTTCTGTTTTAATAATAATATTGTGATTATACTTTGTAGCTACTTTTAATACCTGATTGGTATTACTTCCACTGGACTGTCCTAGTGTGTTAATACCGTATCCTTCCAGAATACCACTAGCATTGATGAACAAAGCATGGTTTTGACCGACAGAACCAGATCTATAAATTCTAGTATTATTAGTTGTAAATCTTGGTATGGTTGTGCTACCACTAAAGTTTAATTGATTATTGGAATTAGAGCCCCAAACTAGTAGAGCACCATAATCATCGTTAACAATTAATTGGGCAGAATTAGACGTTGCTGGTGAGGAGCCGACGTTTGATGTTATTACAACACGATAATAATATCCATTTGCAGCTGCTGTTACACTACTAATAGAATAACTAGCCGATGTAGCCCCTGTTATAGTTTGGAAAGTTAAACCGCTATCGATACTTCTCTCCCATTGATAGAATAAAGTATACGGAGACGAAAGATTAGTAATAATGGCCGATACTGAGAAAATAGCACTAGCATCAACAGAGACAGCATTATTGGGTTGAGATGTTATAGAAATTTCTGGCGCTGTAACACTCAATATTGCTGTATTACTAGTTACCGAATCTGCACCTCCGTTACCAGATACTACTACTCTATAAACATAACCATTACTAGCGCTAGTTAGTCCAGTTAAATTGAGAGTAGATGATGTTGCTCCAGAAAGGGTGGAGAAATTAAGTCCACCATCGGTACTTCTTTGCCACTGATAAGATAGTGTGCAGTATGATGGATTAATAGTAGCAGATACGCTAAATGATGCTGTAACATCAGCAGTGACAACATTAGATGGATGATTTACTATAGTAATAATAGCTTGTGAAACAGATAGGGTGCTTTCATTACTTACCACTGGCGTCGGATTGTTCAATCCTGGAGGAGCTATTCCGCTAACTACAACACGATACTTATCTCCGCTATTGACTAATAATGTATTAGTAATAGTATATGAACTAGATGTTGCTCCAGAAATAGTGGACCATGATGATCCAGAGTCCGTGCTTCTTTGCCATTGATATAATAAAGTAATTGTATTAGGAACAGCAACTGCTAATACGCTAATAGTTTTATTAATACCAACTACTGTAAATGCATCTATATCTGGATGTTGTGTAATCCTTATACCTGTTGCTAGATTGGACGGAGTATTGGTTGGTGTGGCTGTGAGCGTTAATGTGGTTGTTGGAGTAGCATTAGGGGTATTAGGTGGTGTTTTACTCGGCGTAGCCGTAATAGATGCCGTAATAGATATTGTGGGAGTCTGAGATAGTGTTGCTGTTGTTGTGGATGTTTGTGTTGGTGTGGGTGTTGATAACGGAGGAGTAACGCTAGATGTTGGTGTTCTAGTAGGAGTTGTGGTTGGGGTAGCTGTTGGAGTTAATCCTATAGTTACTGATGGTGTAGGAGTATTAGTTGGTGTTGCAGTGATTGGGCAGGCTTGGATTACTGTTGTTGTATCCAACCAGAACCTTGCCCCAGGACGGTAAGGGATACCAGGAGCAGCATATCTGTTACCATATAACGGATACGATCCATCTTCTGTTGTTTCTGGTCCCTGGCGCCCTTTTGGTTTGTCGTTATGAATCCAATTAATATATCTAGCAAGATCACTCCAACTTACATAACTTATAGTTCTATTAGCGTGTTCTGAATCATCAGGATAACAACCGAATACATCTTGATCACATCCGTCAATGCTATAAACATAGAAAAACCCATCATAAGTACGCTTAATACCACAATTTAGATCACTTTCCATTTGTGGTTTCCATAACGCATTAAGATCATCATATTGAGCAACACTATTTAAAAATTCTACCCAATCACCAACAGTAATAGTAGATTTTGAAGCTCCGAAAACCTTATTCTCGGACGAGCTAATCTTATAATTAGCTATATCCAAATGCTTATCCAGTATGTATGGGCGTCGTGTGGGGGTTGCTGTGGGTGTGGGTGTACATTGAGTAGCGCCACAATTATTTGTTCCCATATTTCTAATACATACTATTTGTCTTCTAGTTTGATTATAATATGGATCATATAGTTCTAGATTAATGAGATAATAATTATTAGGATTATCTTTTAAATAAATAGTAACATTTAATGTGTCATTAGTTTGATCAGCTAAAAATTCTCCTTGAGATGGATGAAAAACAGCATTTCCCGCATTCATCAAGGATAGCTTATATGTATAGACGGTTCCTGGCACAAGATCAGAAAGATCGATAATAGCGGAAACCTCAAATGGGCATTCGCATGTGTTTACAGTAATTTCTTGCATAAAAAATCCTTTTACTAACTACTTATACCCCATCTATACCTGAATATTTTGACCACAATTTGGAATATAAACACAATCCCATATTTCTTGAGAACATCCACTAATAATAATAGTTTCCACTACTATAGCATCATAACACGGTGGGCATGATGGAATAGAGCTTAGTGGACATTGTGGAGTGGGCGATGGTGGTGGAGAAGATGTTGGTGTGGAAAATGGAGTACCAGTACAAGATGGGGTTTGTGTGGGAGTTCCTGATGGCTGAGGTGTTTTTGTGGGGGTGGGTGTTGATGATCTTGTAACAGTACTAGTTGTTGTTGGTGTTGGTGTGACAGGACCGGTGGAGGTGTTACTAGGGGTTTGAGTATTAGTAGGCGTATTTGTTGGTGTCTTGGTCGGAGTAGGCGTTTGTGTTGGAGTTTGACTTAGTCGTGGAGTATTGGTTGGCTGAATTGTTGGAGTTGGAGTTGGTGTGCGAGTTTTAGTTGCGCTAGGAGTATTAGGAGGATACGAAGTTCTAGTTGGAGTAACTGTTGGAGTTGTTGTGATGGTACTTGTTGGAGTTGGTGTTTGTGTGCGAGTTGGAGTTTTTGAAATTAGTTCCTTAAATGGAATAATAAAACATCCTTGAGAATCTTTGGTTGCTGAAGGTAATGGGCGCGTTGAAGTAGGAGTAGCTGGCGGAGTTGCTGTAGGTGTTGTAGAAATTTCTGGCAGAGCGCCTCCTGTGCTGGTATCAGAAATTGTAAATGTGCTGGTTCTTGAGATTTCATTACTATATAAACTATCATCATAGAATGCTATAAGAAAATTTTCTGATCCCTCTGTAAGAGAGTCAGCCTTAACTATTAATGATAGTTGACCAGTAACTGTTTGTGGAGTAGTAGATCCTCCTATACCCGTTAGAGTTACTAATCCTCCTGGAATACCACTATTAAAATCAGTATCAGATGCAGAACCTAATCTTCTCCAATATACTGTAATAGAATTGGAACTAAAAGTTTCAGGAGCTTTACTACCAGTAATATTAACTTTTAATGTTTGACCTTCTTCAATAATGTTATTATAAAGTATGGATGGGGTATCATTAATAAAAGAAGACAAAGAGTATGCAGCTGAAGTTGCTGGCACAGTTAGTGTTGTAACACTACTAGTAACACTAGTAGCTCCAGGAGCAGATAATATTACTCGGTATTGATCTCCATTGTCCGCAGCGCTCGTTAAATTATTCAGCTCTAAATAATTGGGCGTGGTACTAGGATTTACTATGTTCACAAATGATGATGCCCCAGATTCTTTCTTTTGCCACTGAAAGGATACTGATCCTCCTTGATCAACATATCCATTTGCAACGAATGCTGCTCTTCCTAAAGATGATTGTGTAGTTGCAGGAAGATCCTGTGTAAGAAAAATATTGGGCGCTACAGTACCATCGTCAGCATAAAAGGATGATAGTGTTAAAAAACTATCTATAATAGAGCCGCCGGTTGTTGTTATGTTCGACGAGCTATTAAAAGTTATATATGGACAGGCTGATCTTTTCCCTACCCAGAAACTATAGTACCCAAACCACGAATATTGAGTACCATTCCATGAACCATAATCTACTGCGGTAAGAGCAACATATCGTGCTGTAATAGAATTAGACAGATGATATATGGTCCCTCCACTAATAGGTATATTCGTACTAGTAGATATATTCGTATAGTTGGTTCCGTCAATCGAATATGCTAGACCAATGAAAGCGCTATTAAAATTATATAGCCTTATAGCTACAGCATCAACAACTGTAGGTGCCCCTAAATCAATAGGGGCTCTTGGATAATAGTCCGCAACATTAGTATTATAGAAGTAATTGAGTGTACCGGAATCTATATTGTTAGGTTCTAGTTTTGCCAGAACAGTATACGCATCATTGATAGTTGATGATGTTTTATAGCTAAATGTACGTTTAATAGGATTAGATGTTGATCCAACACAACTTAATTTAATATATCTTATTTGTCCTACGCCACCTGGTAATTGCACAGTAAGATCAAGAGCTTGTCCGCTTGGAGCTGTGATAATATTATCTTGAAAATCTAGATATGCATTACCAGTAACGCTATATTGAATTTTGTATCTTGCTGTTTGATTAGTATCAAAAAATTTAGGAAGAGTAGATGGAATAGGAGAAGGAAAAGCTGTAGAACCATTTGAGCACTGATAAGTATCATCAACAAATATATATTCTAAATCACCAACAGATGTAAATATTCCATTCTGACCAGACACAAATTTATTAGATGACCCAAAATTTTTAACGTTAGTTGTTGATGTTTTATCAGCAGTATTTCCATAAATATATGTTACTATAGGATTGCCTGCTGATGTTGAGAATGATCCTGTGCCATACTCTATACCTAGTGTACCCTTGATCCTAATAAACGATACTGTTTTTAGTGAACCCAAATCCATAACAATGCCAGCTTCTGTGGTCGCAACATGGCTAGTTGATGGACTACTATAAGTTGCAGAATTTGCTGAACTTTTTACTTTTGTACTACTAGTAAAAGCATCACTATCGTCACCTAATATCTCAAAAGACGGATTAAGATATGCTGGATCAACAGTTGTGCCGGTACTAAGAGTATATGTTGCATTAAGTTTCATAGTTTATTCCACAATCCTTACTACTGGTTGAGCTGGTCGTGGTGTTGGAGTAGGCTCTGGGCGCGGAGGACAATCTACATATATACTAAGAATATCTCTATCAATTTCATTATTTCCAATATTTAAACTAACTCTAATATCAAATATATTATTAACATTATGTTCTAAAAATTTTAATTTAGCATATACAGAGTGATTAGCTAATTGATTATTATTAAGGTATATATCTTGTTCAATAAAGTATACATCTTTATTTAAACTATCTAAATGAATATGATAGTCTTTATTTTTTTGCAGATCTGTCAGGTCTACAACTACTGAGATGGTTGCCGAGAGATCTTTCATGCATGTGCCATGACGCTGATCTCCTAATTTGATAGCTTTGGCGGTATTATCAATAAAGTCTGTATTTTGTTTGTTGATTATGTAGCACTCTTCAATATTAAATGTAACTCTACCTTGGGGTGTAGATGATATTTTTGGAAAATACTCATACCACACATAGGGCAAGCTGGTTCTAGGATCACTAATCACAATGTATCCTTTACCATTAATAATCTCATGAATCTGATTTAATCTATCATTAATATTACTAGTTTGATTAACTAAAAATTCACCCCTACTATTGGTGGTATAGATTTTACTAATTTTTGTCATAAGAATAGTTAGATCTTCCAAATATAACCAATCTTGGTCTTCTCCTTGTGTTAAGTATGCTCCCTTTTCTAATATCCAAACATAAGTATTGGGTTTCAAGGATGATGGCGGCGGAATAAAATTAGTTGGCTTGTTAAAAATACCTGTTCCTGTGGGATTTGTTCCAGCTTTTGATATTGTGCCACCACTGAATGTAATGGTTGGTGCAGAAGTATAGTCTTGACCGGGATCGGTAATTTGTATGCCAGATACAATCTTGGAGGTATTTAAAATAGCAATAGCTTTGGCTCCTGATCCTCCTCCTCCGGTAATTTCCACAGTTGGTGCAACTGAATATTCTGTTGTGCCACCATTAATAGTGAAGTTATTTACCGTTAGTCCAATTCCAATACCCTTTATACTAAAATCTTTTAGCCCTTTTGGTATTGTTGTATTAGATAGTATAAATTCAAAAAATAATGGCCTATTATATCCATTATACTCTATGATTTCTACCTGATTAGATATGGTTTCTGATACGGTCATAATTGATCACTCTTTTTGCAAAATGAGCTGACACACAATATATTACACCTAAGCGGTCTCTGCAAAACCGCCGCTACCATTAGATGTGACTAAACGATAATTACCAGGAACTTGTCTTAAGCTCTGGAAATAGCTTGCAGAGCCTTCTATTGGAGTATAGCTCTGATCAGTAAGATTTATTTTCCATTTCCATGGATATGGTAAATATTTTTTATTTGTGGGCATTACCAATCTTGTTAAAAAATCAGAACCATATTGTTGTGAGGGCATAATTTATATTCCTAATCAAATTTTTGAAATTGTTGGAGTTGGAGTGGTAGTTGGCGTAGATGTTATAGTGGATGTAACGCTAGGAGTAGGTCTCGGAGGATAATTAACTCTGACTGGTGTGGATGTTGGAGTTGGAGTTACTGGTGGATCACAATAATTTTCATCACATACTGCTAATGTTAAATATGATGATGATACAACACCTGTTGTTAGATTAATGAGTCTAACTTCTATAATGGTTCGTACTTTGTCTGAAACACTTATGTATGTGCCGAATTTCTGTGTGCTATATCCTGTTGATAAGTAGCCAGAGCCGGGTTCAAATAGAGTTCCTGTTTCATTATCAGTATCTCTTGGTAACGATTCTCCTTTTTCGAATACGCTAAATTCGTAGTAGTAGTTATCACCAATATTAAGATTATTAGCAGTGGCCCCCACAAATACTTTAACACAACTTTCACAATTTTGTATCTTAAGAGTAGGACCATCATCGAATGATACAGAATGTCTGGGTGGTGTTGGGGTGACTGTGGGCGTTGGTGTGGGCATATTAATAATATTATCTATATCAAAACACATATGATCTTCTGATAGAATTGTATTATTAGATGGATCAACTAATTTCACATATAAATCATAATGACCAGGATAACTAATATACAGCGTTCTATTAACATACCAATCGTTGCTTATGCTCCGAATATCAAATTCCGCATCATCAATAATGTATTTGCGTGTACGCAAAATATAGTCTGAGTCTGGCAATGCTGTAAATGTTCCGTATCCATCATGTTCATATAATCCATCAATAGTATAGTTGCTATTAACTAGCCATACTATACTTCCATTTTGTAAACTACTACTAAATTGTGAATTTAATGTATTATTATTGACAACTAGTGTTTTATTACTGCCACTTAATGAAATAGATGTTTTTGATAATGTAATTTTATCTAATACTCTAATATATTCAGGATCAGGACAGCTTACCAAATCTAACATAACCTTATATGTGGCTAAGTCTGTGGCACCAGAAATCTTTAGAGTAATAGGAAATGGACGATAGTCTTTATAGTTTAGATTCATAGCGTAAACATTATTAGATCCAGCAAAACCCAAATTACTTATATTACTTTGAGTAATCTCTTTATCTATAACTAATGATGGCTTGGATCGAATATCTATATCATACCATTTGTATGGTAATTGTGCAGAAGATTTGTGGAATATTATTATTCCTTGATTTGGCTCTATTCTTTTGAGCTGGTTAAGATTGGCTGTTGGTCCAAAAAAACCAATATAACTAGATGAGTTATTCGGATCTATTGCATAAATTTTATCTATCTTATCAAAAAATTCTTGATAATATCTATTAAGGAAACCATTACTAAAAATATATAGTCCATTTTCAGTGACATTAGTTTGATGAGTCAATAAAACTAGATCATTATTTACTAAAAAAGCATTATTAGCACTATTGATATCTACATTACTATCAAGAGTATAGTCTGGAGCTAATCTAAAGGGCTCGGTACCTTTATACTTTGTAATAGTTACCAAATCGCTAATAATATGGGAATATAGCATTATTATATCATTTCTATTTTAATAAAGCCGAATGTGCCATTAGGATATATACCATCCTTAAATTTTCCAGATAATGGGATTTTCTTTCCTTCAATAATATACACGAACTCGAATCCCTTATCAAAATAGTCTGCAACAATAGAAACTCTAGCCACTATATTAAATGGGCCGTTTTGATCTGTACCATATAGAATATTAAATGACTGTGGAAGTCCATTAGATGGATTTGGCACCGGATTAAAACGCAATGAGTATCCTGTCTGTGTACTTATACTAACACCGTATCGTGAAAGAGTATATGTCTCATCGCTATAGTTATCTGAGGGCTCAATTTCATAACCATAATTATTAGATGGTAAATCTCCTCCTGTAAGACATACTGCTTTTCCTGGAAAATATACTACTTGACCAGATACTAATTTTGTATACAAATTACCCGTTACCGCATTTAGTACCAATTCACCAACAGCCAGATCATCAGGACACGGATGATTAGTAGTAGTTTCATCTCTTTTGAGTACAATACGATTAGTAAATGGAACAAATCCCTGTATGGCTGACGAATAGTCTGGTTGTGCGGTATTTGGTGCAACAGGCGGTGTTCTGTTACTGTTATTAAATTTTGGAACTATTTCATTTTTAGAAAATGGCATAATTATATCCTATCATGGACCTGGTTGTGGAGGCGGATCAATGCAAACATTGGTGGTATTATTACAAGCTCCTCTAAATTTAACAACTCCACCATCAATAGTATTAAACTTACTTAGATTGTCAATACTAAGATTTTGAGCATAAATAGATCCGTACATACTAAAGTTTGCAAATGATGGCGCTGTTTTTTCTGGATTAGTCTGACTGATCGGTTCTGCTGGTTTATCTCTAAACTTTGATAATGATAGAACTCGCGGTTCCTCATTATTAAATACTAGTGTCTTATACAAGGTATTAGTATTAAGGGCTACAACATCAACATAACGTAAATTACTACCGGATACTAAGCCCCTATTACTATAAAGTATAGACTGATCTTTAATAATAGGATTGTTATTATTGTCACTGGAGCCTAACATTAATCCATCAGTATATGTTAAACCTCTGACCGAAAAATCCGCATACAATGGAACATTATCCTGAGCATTAACGACCAGCCCACCATCAATAATATTAACTGTTTTTGTGAGTTGTCTCTTTATAACTCTAATCTTAAATTTATTATTTAGTATTCCTCCAGTATTAGAACGAGCAATATTACCAATCTTATTTTCTAACATACCAAGATTAATATCCTTGAGAGATATAGTTAGAGTTTTATCTTGGATAGATTTAATAATTGCTTTAATATCTTGATTATTATCAAATAATATTTCTAATATATCCCCCACCTTGAAATCGCTCGCATCAGCCACAGCAACAGTACTAGTCTCTTCGCTATATGTGCCGTCCACATATCCACTATTAATATTATAGTCATAATATAAAGTACTATTAATATTCTTTTCTACAGTAGGAGTAACATTATTAACTATGCGTGTTTCGTAACCATATATATATGGCTTATTATCTTTGACCTGTACACTATTAGATATACTATCTCCGTATAATAATGTTTGAACCTGTATGCCTGTTCTAGATCCGTAAACTCCGAAATTAGTGAATTTACCATTAGCATTAAAGGACGTGTCAATATTTTCTCTATTGCTAATAACAACATCAGGATTGGTTCCTGGGAAATTAAAAGTTAGATATCCGCCTATACTCTGAGAAATAATTGCTACTTTACGCAATGCTGCGCTCGAATCAAGTAGATATGTGGATTCTGCAACATTAGTTAGGGATTTATCTAATACAATACTAGTTCTTGATGATCTGCCTGCGACGGTTTCGCTTAATCTCACAGTATAGATACCAATGACTCTGGCTCTTTCGATAGTAGATACTTCTGTAACCTGATTATTTACTAGCGATGTATACTTATAGAAAACTCGCACAATATCATTAACATTAAATCTACGAGTAGCATCTCCATCGATGAGTACTTCTGTGGTTTGAGATTCAGAATTAAACGATACTGTACCAGCTAGTGCATTAGTATAGCCATAATAGAAAAGATTCTCTGTACCATCAATATTCATTTCGTTTGGATTAGTAGGTAATGATGACTCATTAAACTTATTGGCAAATTCATCATTTCTATTGGGTAATGGATTCTTTGCAAATAGCAAGCTATTTCTAGTTACTCCGCGAAGTCTCAAGACCGGATTGGATATAGTAGACTCATTCAGTACATTAATCTCATCTCTGAATAGTCTTGCGCTATCAGATTCTAGGCTTTCGAAACCCGTATTAGATACAGCGCCTATAGGATCCAAAGATCCTTCTGTTAATACTACATTTTGTTCTGTGATACCGCCGCCAGTTGATGCTCCTGTTAAAGTCTGGTTGGTTGTTGCGCTTCCGCCCAAAGGTGTCCAAACAGCAAAACCATAACTGTCTGACATGAGTACCATACCATTGGTAGACTCATAAACGGGATTACCTTTTCCATCAACAGCTTCTACAAGCTGACCTTCATTATTTGTGGTATAAGCTCTGCGGAATCCTTGTCCAAGACGAACACCACTGGTACTAATCCAACCTCTAACAGTGAGGTCAGCAAAATTGATACCGCTTTGCACAGGATCGCAAGGTTCGCAATCTGTAGCAACCTTTGTTGGTATCCATGATGGCTTATCAGTATGGATCATGAATGACCCAATAGACGAATTAAAATAAAATGCTGGTACTGTGGTTAGGAATGGGAAATTAGAGTCTTCTCTACCAAGGCCTGTTTTCTTCCATGTTACATATTGACTAACATCGCCAAATAAGAATTTAGATACCTGATCAGGATACTTAGAACCCGTACCATAAATCACAAAGTCGATTTCTTCTCGTCCAAGATTAAATGCTGTTGGAACAGATCTTTGAATAGTGGAATACCTAAACTCTATGGGTCGGGATCCTTGACCACCAGTATTATCAGCAGGATCATAATACCACCAACTTTGATAAGTCTTAGCTCTGCCTCCTGGTTCTGTGGCAGCAACAGTGCCTCCTGTCATTGGTCTGATACTATTAAATAAAGCAGATTGTGGATGATTGCCATCGTCCAAGCTATTGAACGGTGCGGTGTAGGTGTTGACCATCTCATCATAGTTGAATTTATATTTGGGTCTCAAATAACTATTCTGTCCAGCCATATCTTTCTTAGGAATAGTAGATATGATACTTTGTGGGGCTGATAATCCTCCAGGAAATAGTTTATTATTTTGATCAACGTCCTCACCTCTTTCGAGGTCCAACGGCTGAGATAAATCCGTCTTTCTGCGACCAATAGCAAAGATAGCTTGTTGAGCCTGACCAGCTTTGGCTAAATGAGTACCCATAGCACTACTGGTATTAACTATATCAGCAGAAGGAGTGCTATAAGCTGTAGATTCCGGTATAAAGTATAGCGCATTATATTGACGAGGAATAAAATGACTTTCGTCCGAGAACTTTTTCTCTTTTGCTAGATCAACTAGTTTTTGTATGTAGTCGATTTTACCAGGATTGACTCCAAGTAACTTTTCTGTATCTTCAACCGGATATCCCATCACAGATCGTCTGTGTTCGTCTAATGTCATGACAGCATATTTATCAACATTCATATACTGATCGAAAATTAGACCACTTCTACTAACATTACATCCGGACGGTTCGTAAATATATGTATTTAAGAACCATTCTTTATTTTGTACAACTGAAGTGCTACTAATTGGCTGTACCTTACCTCCAGTAGATGGTGTGCCACTATAATATACTAGAGTGCCAGGATATCCACTAACATCGACTCTGACGCCAGCTACCCATTCAGCATTACCATTGGTATCAACAGATGATAAGAAATAACCTGGAGCCGAACCGCTTTGTATCTGTAAAGTATTGACTGATGCCGCGCCAGTAATCAATCTATTAGATTTAATTGTACCGCTAACATCCAGAGCGAATTGAGGTAAACTATTATTAACACCAACATATCCACTAGCATTAGATAGTACTGATAGTACAGATGGTTTTAATGGACTATCATTGAGAACATGGAAAGTATTAGATATATTATCAGCATTTATTACTACGCCTCTTTCAAACATTCCTTGACCAATTTTTTCTGCACTAACAGTTGTTATTTGAGGAGGATTAACATTCGGATCAACTACGGACACAACTGATCCGTCTTTCTTCCCGCCAAGATCAAAGATTTTGATGGTGTTTTGATCAAAACCTAATTTAATAGAATTTGGATCTGCATTACGAATATCGAATCCAATAGCGCCTTGGAATAGACCGCTAGTATTTGGATACGATGGTAATACATTGGTGATTTGACCTTGTGCATTCTTAACAAATTGTAATGGATGATATATTTGGTTATTATTACCTAGAACCAGTCCAGATGAAGCAACAACATCTACTGGGTTTTTCCAATCAATGCCAACCTGATTAGAGTTACCTATAACTGTACTAAATTGTGATCCCATAACCAAATTACCACTACCAATAATAGATCCAGAACCATCTTTTTTGTGCTGTATACTAAATCTAATTGTGGTAGGAATTTGATTTGGAAAATAGTTTTCTATAAATTCATTAATGGAAGTAACATTAGCTAATTCAGAATTAGTTCCTTCTGTAATAGTATTATCTAAAAAGATAGCCTTGAATCCATTAACAATTACTGGATCATTTGTAATACGCCCTGTATATGTTGGCAATAATAAATTATTATTATACAATTGTACAGAAACAATATCTCTCTTTTCATATTGCCATGTAAATTCATTATCGATTAATAGACATTGATATGTAACACTATAATATCCGCTAGCAATCGGTGTGCTAAACATTCCTGTAAAATCTAATCTGTTCTTACTATCATATATGTCCGATATGCCACCTGATGCTTTTTGTCCCTTACCGATCACTGTATTATTTTTACCTACAGTGGATATATCTCCATTAATCAAATTATTATTGCTACCGATCACATCACTATCGCCAGTAGCAAAATTATTACTACCTAAAATATTATTTTTGGTATCTAATCCGGTATTATTTTGACCAACCATTACAGAACCGGACAATCCACCAATATTATTAAAACCTATATTTACAAGGTTATTGAATCCACTACCGGCAAAATTTTGTCCTATAATAACTGCATTATTTCCACCATAAATATTATCATTACCAATAATAGTATTATTATATCCGCTAACAGCATTATTGTGTCCAAAGACAACTCCAGATAATCCAACAACATCGTTCTCATTACCAACAATAGCTACTGGTCTAGAATATTGAGCTATAAGTTCTTGTTGTTTAGTAGATGATAATATATCTACTGTAGTCAATATTGTGGTAAATGAGGAAGTTGGCTCTATAATCAGAGAACTTGGACTAGCATTGGGAATATACGCGGACTGAATAACTCCAGATCCAACAATAACATTATTAGAAATATAAACTATAGCATCACCGGCCCTATAGTTATTAATCGAAGACGATCCTGTGGTATTAGTAAATTTAGTACCATTATCACTAATCACAAAGGATATGGGTTGTAATACAAAATTAAATCTATTTTTTACATCATTATTTGTTCCAACTACTAAATTATGCAGTGTTCCTGAGGCTACTGAATTGTTCTGACCGAATAGATTAAGATAAGTATGATCGGTCGCATCTAGTCGATTGTTTGCCCCATAAATAGTATTATTAAGTAAGTTTCCTGATGCTAGGGTATTTGTACTAAAAAGAACATTGCCTGAACCTACTGTTCTATTATTGAGACCTAGGACTATGTTATTGTTTCCAACAATATCTAAATTATTACCAAAACCTAAGGTATTATTACCTGTTGTTGATATATCAGCGCCAATAAGTATATTATTAAGTCCTGAAGAGAAGTGATTGGCTCCATGCAGAATAGAACTATTACCACTTGCTGTTATGGTGTCTCCGGTCAAAATATTATTATTACCACTGAGGGCCACGTCTGATCCAAGAACAATATTATTTACTCCGATTACATTATTATTCGTTCCTACTATAGTCGATAATGATTGAACACCAAAATTACGATTACCTATTACAATACCACTAATCGATGTTAAGCTATTATTATTACCGATAATAACGCTATCTATAGTACCAGATCCTATCGTATTCAGCGAACCATTTAGCATTAATGCTCTAACACCACTGCCAGCATTTCTATTACCTAAAATAACAACACCGCTAGCATCAAATGTATTAACATTACCAACAACGGTAGAATAGTCTGGCTGGAAATTACTTTGTATAATTTGAGATATATTTTGAGTACGAATATTATTGAAATTACCGAATACGGATAAATTATTGCCACTAGCAATACTATTGCTTCCTATAGCAATCAGATTGTTTCCAGATAAAGTACTATCACTACCTATAACGAAGTTAGCATTGCCGAAATAACCTATAGCTACAGTATCATCGATAGGGGTCCATGTAGATGTTTGTGCAATATAATATCCATTTAGAACACTATTGTTAGTAACCTGTACAATATCTCCAGCTTGTAGATCATCAAGATCATCCCAATCTAAACCTGATAGTGTGCTAATATTTGGTTCCGATAGGGTATATCTAGCACTGTTTTTCACAAAATCTATGCTATTATCCGAACCAATAACATATAGATTATTAACTCTATCAATAGTATTATTATTTCCAAAAACTTTAGCTCCAGAAATTGAGGTTAGAGCATTATCTTTGCCTAATACAGCAGAATCTACTAGTTTAGAAATATCATTATTACCAACTATTAAATTAGATAGATCCATAGACATAATATTATATGGACTACCAGAAACATCAACATTTACTAAGAATTGACCGCTAGAAACTCCTTTATTAGGATTTAAGATCTTGGATTGGATTTGTGCATAGTTAACGACATTTCTATTACTATTTCTGGCGGACATATTAAAGGATCCGCCAACACTACCAACAAGTGGCACAACGTCTGGATTATTAAATAATGTTAGAGCAACTCCTGCTGATCCACAATTTCCTTCAAATACTGCACATCGTCCAACCATATGAAAGTTGGGAGACGATTCATATAGTGGAAGACTTGGCGTGTTGATAGCAACCTTGCCGTCTTTAGTTAGCGCAAAGAAATTACCATTATTAAGTCTAACATATAGTGGATAAATACCGGATGCTTTATTTTGAGTAGCACTTATTACAAGGTCAGCATTAAGTATATTACTAGTATCTCCAAAATATAAAGTTTCAGTATTATTATCCCAAAATAACTTACCTCCAGTTATAGATCCAGCGTTATTGAATTGAACACTCTTAGACAAACCCCCTACAACTGAACCACCAGCTTCTCCAGCAACAAGATCTGTAGAAAATAACTTATACCAATTTCCTCCAGACGTTGCCATTAATTGTACATATGTACCAACGCCGGTTACTGATATACTAGAAACTGGATTATCATTAACTAGAATACTATTACTACCAGAAGCATTAATAGTAAGAGTATCTCCACCATTATATTTACTAGATAATAAAAATCCATATTTTACATTTTCAGCATCTATATTGGCTAATGGTAAAGTAACTACAATATTTCCACTTAGAGCTACTATATAATCAGATGTTTGTGTTTCCGGAATAAATGATGTTTTTTTAACTAATAATTGATTAGCAGATATTTTATGATTAATAGAGATATCATTAAAAGATGTTACTTCGGCATATGTGCCAGCACTCAATGTTCCTAATTTAGATAATACTCTTTCGATAATAATGGTTCTAACGCCAAACTCATTAATGTCATATTTACCTATAACAATAGCAAAAGCATTTTGTGCTGTTTGTTGTATTTTGAGATAAAGCCTATCATTGTCTGCAATATTATTAAGAAATGGTCTATAACCGGTTAGGGCTAGACCATCTTGTATTAAAGAAACTAAGGTTGGATTATTTGAACCATCTAAAGTTAGGGTTCCTAGTTCGCCAACTAAATCATAAAATTTAATACTCATAGTTTTCTCTTTTTAATTAACCCTTAGGCGAGGGGCGAGGTTGGTGGCTTATAATTCATAGTAATGTTTCCTTCGGTTTCCTTAGATAGCTGAGTGAAAGCCTTATCCACTTCTTGACTAATAAGTTGCTTCATCTTTTCTTCCATATTACTAAATACAGATGTGCCGTTAATATTTACATTCACCTCATGTTGTCCTGTGATGCTAATAACTGGTGGAACATTGAGTTTCAATAGGCTTTGTGCAAACTGATCGAATCTGGTTGCAAAATCTCCCAATGCACTCAAAGCAGCCTGATCAATTTTTATATTGCCAAGCTGCAATCCAGCCAGAGCATCTCCAAGAGCTTGTACGCTATTATCAAATTGCTTGATAGCGGCCAATGTAGCGCTATCAAAACCCATACTATATGAAGTAGATACACCACTTGTGCCTCCTGTAACATCTCCTCCAACTCGGAAATATTTAGGCTGAATTACTCCACCACGACTAGCATATGATGTGGCCGGAGCAGATCCTTGAACTGCCGATGCTATAGCTCCCTGAGTGTTACTTCCATTATTAATGGCTTCTAAAATTGGTAAGTATTTTTGAGTTGCTCCCCTATTGATAACATATTCTCCTGGAGTTAGCATAGCAGGAACAGTATCGGTGCCTCTGGGTGTCCAATTAATAGGAGCAGATCCTCCACCGGCTCTGTAAATTAAGCCTCCCTTAGCTCTTGCTTGAACTTTTCTTTCTGCTTCTTCTTTAGATGGTTCTGGGGGTAGTCCTGGTTCTGGCTCTTTTGGTGCTGCTGCGGCTGCTTGGGCAGGAACATCCTGGCTCTGTGTTTCTGGTTTTGGAGTGGCTCCTGCTGCTGCTGCTTTATCCTTGACTGCTTTTTCGTTCATTAGAGCTTCAACAGTATTGTTTGTGCCAGCCTTTTTATTTAGTCTGTAGTATAGACCATATAGGGTATTTTGAGCATAAGGCATTTGCGAGGGGTTATAAATATCTTCTAATGCTCCTAATCCAGTTGATACATCACTACCGTCGGCACCAAAACCCATGTAAGCCTTATTGGCATCCATATAACTAGCTTGCATTCTTTGCCATAATTCATTACCTTCTTGTGTAAATACTCTTGGTAATGATGATGGTGATAAATTATTTTCATAAAAATCCATAGCTTGTTTAGCTATTTTTTTCATCTGATCTCTTTTTTCATAATCTTCTGGAGCTGTCGGAGACACTGCTCCTATAAACTTTTGAATTTGTGCCATCATCGCTGCTCTGTCACCCAGTGCTTCCATTAATGTTTCTATAGTCACATCTGCTGGAGGAGCTATTCCAGAAACCTGGGCTACTGCTTGCAGTGTTGGGAATAAATTACCAGCGATAGATGGGAGAACAGCAGGAGGATATAAAGTAGATCCTTCTTCTGCAATTGGTCTCATCAGTAATCTGTCTCTGTCTACTAAAAAGTTTGTCAATGAGGATAATTGAGCAGAATACTCGTCCCAAATGGATGACCAACCGGCTGATCCTGGATCTCCGCTCTTAGTCCACTTATCCGCATATGTTCTTCCATTTGTTTCCAATAACTTACCTAAAGTTTCTCTATATAAAGGTTCATAAACTTTACTAGTATCTAAAAACTGGTTAATGACATCATCAATTTCTGTTGGAATAGATACTTCAGCTATACCATCGGCACTAGCTACTTTCATGGTGGTTTGAGCAGCTTCCTTTGCTCCTGCGCCCATCATAGCGGTAGCGCTCTTAGATTGACCAAAAGCAGCAAATTGTCCTTGTAATAATGCTTTTTGTTCACTACCTAATTCAGCTCTTCCATTACCGGTTACAACCTGTTTAAATCTCTTAGCTGTACGAGACTGATTAGCAAAACCTAGAATATAGTCTACAAAACTCTTATCCTGAATGATTTTATGGATATCCCAAAACTGCTGTTCTATTTCTTTCTTTGAATCTTTATCAGTAAATCTAGATTTTTTAATATACTGATCTAACTTATTTTCATTCATATATTTACTATATAGTCTTTCGCTAGCCTGTCCTATGCTAGTATTCGCTGTAACGGGTCGTTCTGAATCAGAAGCTAGCTGACTAAGGAAACGACCAGCACTCATGTATTTTCCAAATTCGGCTTCAGATTGTAGATTCTCTACAGATTCTATCTTATTTTGCTCTACTGCTTTATCTTTTAGTCTTAAGACTTTGGCTTGAATCCAAGCTATATAATCAACTGCTGCTAATAAATCATCTTGTCCTGTAATACTGGTTGGTGGAGCAACTCCATCGGCGGTGGCAGCATTTTGCCAATCAGCAGCGCTAGATAACGAAGGGCCAGCTGATAGGGACAAGTTTTTAACATTTTGCCAAACAATATCTCCTAATAAAGGTATTTCATCACTCTTAAAATTTACCAAGCTGGCTTTTGCCGATATCTCTGCTTTTTTCGCATCTTTATTACCAGCTATTTGTCTAGCTGCACGTCTTTGCATTATATCTACAAGATTAGGTATTTTTGCTCCGATAATATTGGCAGCTTCAGGATATGATGGCTCAACTGCTGATAAGAAATCATCTTGATAAAATAATGCATCCTTCTTAAATAGGAATTCTGTAGCACTGTTCACTGGAGATTCTTTATCTGGCACAGATCCTTCTTTGCTTTTTCTTTTTGTTCTTGCTCCGCGTATACTTTCAGCCATTTTCATTGCTGCTTCAGCTTTAATAGGAGAATATCCTGCTGCTAATGAGACACCCAATAAACTCCAATCTGTCATAGTATCAAAATTAGCTAAAGCCCATTCATTAACAGCCTTTTCCATATTAGCTACGCTGCTATAATAGGGCATCAACTTGTCTGCGCCTGGGGTTAATGCTGCGAATGGATTAAGAGTAGCAGAGCCTGCTTCTGATCCTCTGTATTTAATAAATACTCCAGGAACAGGTGTTGGACTTGGCTCTGTTGATGCTCCAGGCAAAAACTGATTTACTTCACTCTCTATATCTGTTGTGGCAGGATCAAGGAGTGGAATTTGTTGGAAAGGCTGATAACTAAAAGTAACTGGTAGTTCTCTTTTTGCTTTCGGCAGATCGATTACTTTATCGTAAGTGGATACCGTCCCCATTTTTAATCCTATAGTACTAGCTATATTATCTTCTGTAGCTTGTTGCGCTAGTTGTCTCATTCCATCTGTTATTAATGATGGGTTGGTGGTCCATGGTAGCGGATCATATTGGTCGGGAGAGGACCCTTGCTTGTAAATTCTAAAAGCGTTTTCTGCTTTTCCATCCCATATATTCTTATTTTTAATAGCCTCTTTAATTGTTTCATTTTCAGTATCTCTAATATTTGACCATATAGCCCTCATTTCTGTTCCATATACAGTCAACATATCTCCGGTATCTTTATTTTCTGCTGGTTTTTCTCCATCTTTAGTGGGTACTGGTGCTGTTGATCCCCATTGAAACTTATCGAACTTAGCTAATTCTGATTTCTTAAAATCATAGCTATATCGAGTGCCAGCTTGTAATGACCCAAGAATAGATGAAATTCTGCCCTCTTTTTGCTTTGATGGTTGTGCAGGACTCCAGTGTGCGGTGTTATAGCTTTCTGGTGTCGTGGTGGCTGTATTAATTTTTTTTAAGCTATCATAATAATCTTGAACATATGCTTTAATACCATCGATGTTTTGAAATTTATTATAGCTGTCAGAACTTATTAATTGATCAAAATCTCGACCCTGTGATTTAATAAAGGATTCGGCAGCAGCACTTAACTGATTAGGGTCTGGACTATTAGATAGTGTAGGATTGCCGCTCTTATAGAATTTCATAATATTGGGTTTTAGATCACCCATAATAGAATCTACACTAAGAGCTTCTCCAATTGTAGCATACATATATTCTTTTTTAGTTGATGGCTCTGATGTAAAGTGGTATGATCCATCGTATGATGCTTTGGATTTAGGAGGCTTATTAGTTTCTGACCATTTATTAGCTTCGTCTATAGCTTTTAACCACATTTCTACAGAACTTAATTGCATCTGCGCTTCTGATAATGCTAAATTATCTAAATTTTCATCAAAAATTTTACTTGTTGTTTCAGGACTTCTGAATTTGTCTGGAATTTTAAATCCTAAAACTTCTGTAATACTTTTCAGCTTATCTGCGCCACTCATAGTAGCACTAGGTGTTCTTCCTTGCATATAGCCAGACACAGCACCTACTGTGCCCATAGCGCCAGCACCATAGGCAGCGCCGGTAGCAACTCTGGCTGCCATATTGTTGATTGTAGCTCGTCCTGCGAGTCGTTCTGCATCGCTAGCATTTCTAGCTGCTGCTTGAGCTGCCGAAGCCTGCATACCACTAGCTGATGATCCTACATAATTAAGTCTACCTTTAGCTCTGGCCAATGCTTCGTCCGCAGCCATACCAGCCTGTCTATAAGCTTTATAATCTGCTAAAATTTCTGGAGACATCTTTTCAATACCTTCTCTAGCTAACTCTGCACCAGATTTACCAGCCCCAGCTAAATTGATACCTAGTTTTTTCTTCACAACATCTGGCAGCAGTTTTTCTACTAAGTTAGCCGGTCCTTGACCAAGCCATCCTTTAACTGTGTTCATGAGTTTTGTAGCACCAGTAACTTCTATTAGTTTAGGTATCCAGGTTTTTCCAAACCTAGCAACCTTAGTTTGCCCAAACATTCTTAACATCCATCCTAGTCCTTTACTCACCCCCTTACCCAATAAACTGGCTCCAGGGAATGGTATTAATGAAAATACAGCATTTAAAGCTTCTAGACCACCACCAATAAGATCATAATCAAAAACTAATTTCTTAAAAGCGTCTATACCAGAAATAACTCCTCCTAGGCCAGGAACAAATTTCATAGCTTCCCATATCCAGCTTGCGGCCGTACCAAAAGCACCATTACCCAAAAGAGTTCCGGCGGTATTCTGCCCCTGCGACATATTACCAGCAAGACTAGCTGTTACAAACTGAGCAGGATTAGCTGCCGCAGCTGCTCCGCCAAGAGCGCCACTAGCAACACCCGCACCTGTTGCACCAGCAATATTCAATGCTGTATTAACTAAGTCCATACTAAAATCCGGAAGAAAACCAAAAAATGAATTATCTCCATCCATACCAGATCTTAACTGAGATAATAATTCAGAACTATCTGTTTCTCTACCAGAAAATGTGGGATATGAATGAGGTTTATAGAAATAAATATCTTTACTATCAGCTTTGATTTTTTCTATATTAGCTTTAACATCATTACCTGATCCGAACTTAGAGAAATCATCCCATTTAGTATACAATTCACCAGGTTTGGCTTCTCCGAACCTATCCTTTTCGGGAACAAGCATATCAGATACCCACCCACCTTCTGCAAGATATTTAACACTGCCTCCCTTAGCATATCCATTATTAATAGCTGTTAATAAAGACTTATTAGCTGATGCTGCTTGTTTATTAACCACAAACTCTCCTGGTGTTAACATTGCAGGAACTGTATCGGTGCCCTTGGGCTTGAATATTGATCCTCCAACGGCCCTATATTCTACAACTCCTCCTCTAGCAAATGGAAGAGCATTTCCTCCACCAACATCACTAACTTTGGTAACTCCGCTTCTTAAATGATTGTTTAGTTCATTAATTCCTTTAGATATATCTGCACTATTTGTATTAGCGAATGCTTGACCTACTCCATTCAAAGCGTTTGTAAATGCTGCCTGTGACTGTTGTCCAATATCTACAGCCAATCTACCGTCTAGCATGGCTAAATATGTATTAGCTTGGGCCTGTAGTTCAGTAGCTTGTCTGTATTGGTTAATAGCCTCAGCCATCTGAGGATCGCCTTCTGGATTTCTCAAACCTTCTAATACTTTGGCAAACATGGGGCTAGTTTCTACACCAGATTCTCTCATCATAGACTCTAGCATGTTAGCTTTGAGTTCTCCTTGATTTTCTCCAAGCATAGGAGCAAGCATCTTAAATGCTTCTAAAGTATCTCCTCTATCTTGAGCAGCTGCTGAGTCAGCAGCATCTTGAGCTTCCTGCATACTAGCTCCATTTTGAATAGCATCATTATATGCTTCTTGAACTCTGACCGAGTCCCACATATTATTAGTTTGACCATTCATATTTCTTTCTAAACGATCAAAAGCACCACTAAGCTTGGCCTGATCTTTAGGTGAAGATGTAACGAATCTTTCTAAGATATTTGCACCAGCTTCATTTTTTGCTTTTAATTCGCCTATTCTTGTCATTGCTGCTTGAGCAACATCTGTGCTTTCAGCTAGTCCTTTGAGAGCCGAATAATTTTCCCTTAGTCCCATAGTTGTTGATGCAAGCTCTCTATTGAATGCTATGATATCTTTTTGATTTCGTGGACCTCCTTGAACCGCAGAATTAAGAGCGCCTTGCTGTCCCTGTCTTATTTGTTCTAATCGTCCTATGTTATTAAATATGGCTGTTGGATCTGTGGTCCCAGCCTGACTCATAACACCGGCTCTAGCTGTTTGCTTAGAAGTTTCAAAGGAAATATTCTTGCCTAAAGTCTTGGCTAAATCAATTTCTCCACGAGAGCGTATTTCTGAAGCTCTTCTGAATTTTTCATTAGATGATATTTGTAAGCTAACCATCTCATTCATAGACTGAGCATAGTTGCTAACTGATTGTTGATAGAATTCTAAAGCTTTAACAGCTGCTTCTTGTGCTCTTTTGGTTGCCTGTACAACTTTACCGAATGCCGCTGTTTCACTAAATAATGACTTGAAATCTGTTTTATCGTCATCCTTTTTACGAGATTCAGTAATAGCAGAAGCTGTTTGTTTGGATAGGGCTTGTTTTAATCCTGCATCAATATTGAGATTACCTAGTTCTCTTTCTAAATTTTGAGTGATACGAGCTTCTATCTTACCACTACCAGCATTAGGATCTTCTTTTATTGTTCTATTAATAGTGGATAAGACTGTTTCTTCTAGCTTGGGACCAAAATTAAGTAATCCTTCTATATCTTTACCTTGAGAACCAAAAAATTGTGATGCCATTTTAGATGATTGTGCTCTTTCTACATCACTGGAAACATTAGGATTTTGTAATGTGTTGATAGCATCAACCCTTGTGGCACCTATCTTGGCTTCTCCTGTCATAGAAGATTTTAGTAGATCTGTCTGATCAGCAAGTTTATTTAATGAATATGTTACAGAACTAATACTTTGCTCCATATTTTGAAGCATTCTTTCTAGACCATATAATAAACTATTACTTTCTTGATTTGCTCTATTGTTATTTGCTTCTCTAATGGCTTGTATTTCTTGATTTCTAACAGCTCCTGTTGCTGCAAATTGTATCAGTTCCTGCTTTCTTGCATCTCTTGCCGCCTTAGATAAACTTATATCTGCATCTATTAATCGTAATCTTTCTTCAGTAGCAGCATTTGCTCTTGCCAATACCTCTGCTTGTTGTGCCCATTCTGGACTATTCATTATATCTGATGAACTTTCGCCAGAGTTGAATCTTGCTTCATTTTGCTGTTGAATTAATGTAGCTACTTTAGCAAACTGTTCGGAAGACTTGATAGCTTGTTGTGGAGCTAGTTCTTGAGTATATCTTTGTTGAGTACCTCCTGTAAAATCTAATAATGATCCTACATATGCACCCATTCCTTTTTTATCCAAGATTTCTGCTCGTTGAGCCCTACTTTCGGCACCACCACCACCCATAGCTAGAGTTTCGCCTATTAAATTAGTAGTACTCCATTTTTGATTAGTCTTATCAATATCAGCCAATGTTTTAGCGGCAGTTGCTGCTCTACTAATCTCAGCACTAGCTACAGATAATTGATTAGCATTATCTATAGTATTTGTATTGTACATATCTAAAGCACTGCTAGCATTTTTTAAGCTAGTATCCAAAGACTTTGTAGCATTTTCTATCTTATTATTACGAATAGCATCAGTATAAGCTATAAAGGCTTGAGCTGCTGCATTCATTCCTGTAACAACTAATTGTGCTGTTGGAAGAATGGACATCAACGATGAGGTCACTCCACTTATAACTTTGGGAAGCTGAGATCCGAGTTTTCCTAATGCTCCTCCGCCAAGATCTAGTCCTCCTCCTAATTTTGATGCTATATTTTTAAATAAACCGTCTGGTAGTTTTGCTGCCCAATTATTTACTGTGCGTCCAGCATCTATTAATTTTGAAGAAAATTCTTCGATTTTTTTGGCAGAGTCTTCTGATACTCCTATATCTGAAACAAATCTAAGTCCTTTATTTAATCCAAGGAATAGGGCTTCTGTACTAGCAACACTATTAGATACCCCAGAAAGAGCACTACCAAAAGCAGTTGTCGGACCAACAATACCACTCAATGCCTTGATAGCCAAAACAGAACTAGCAGACCATGCGAGAGCACTAGTATTCATTTCTTGTAATGATTGGATATTATCCTGAGCAACTTTTCTATAATCTGTTGTATCTGGTGCTGGAGCCCCACCACGAGCCAACGATTCTGTAACAGGCTTAGCCTCAGCTGGAGAAACGGTTGCGCCTCCTCTGACTTGTGACATTCTACTACGAGCTTCATCAATAGCTGCTCTTTCTTCATTTGTGGCAGTAGTCAGTCTTTGCTGTGCTATAGATTGATACTCAGCAAAAGCCGCTGCGTCTGCTCTAGCCTTGGCTTCCGATGCCGTAGCTCCAGCCAATCTTTCCGCTTGATAAGTTTGTAATTTAACAGCTTTTGCAGCTGCTTCTAGTTCCATCATATATCTTTGAACCATAGCCTCTGCATCTCCGGATGGTGGAGATCCACCGCCAGGAGGAGTAGGAGGTGGGGTGGGAGGAGATCCACCGCCAGGAGGAGTAGGAGGTGGGGTGGGAG